TATGTAGGCCTGAGGGTTAGACCTGAAGTCTGTGAAGGAAGCTTCTCCTCCACCTCCACCTCCACCTCCACCTCCACCTCCACCTCCACCTCCACCTCCACCTCCACCTCCACCTCCACCTCCACCGTCGTCCCCCGTTCCCGCAGACGGCTCGTCCCCATCCTGGATGTTACAACTCATACTCTGGTCAATGTTAATTATAGCCTGGTTAGCTATGTCACCGTAAAGATTGAGATCTTGTTGACACACTTGGATTTTCATACTACACACGTCGGCGTGTTGTTCTGGCTCGAACTGACCTGGTCTAGTACACACATCTGGTGCGAAACATTTTGGTGAAAAATTCTTCGTTTCCATTTCAGTTTGTGCATTCCCAGGGAATTTATTAAATTCCGCAACAAGTGTGTCACATCCTGGGAGCGTTGGATTATCTAGACAGTGCCTAACACCCTGTGTCATATTGATGCATGCACACCTAGGCTCAGTTGGATTATCTATGCAATATTGCCTTGAGTCTAATTTTGCCTGTGCTCTATCCACAATTACATCGTAACACGTATCATTACCATCATTAACAACCTGAGTAAGATTATCTCTATCTTCACAAAACCCTGTAGTATTTCCAACTTGAGTGTCAATACCAAAAACGAGTTGCTCCCATGGATTCCTGAAAACTCCACTATTATCGTTTGCCCCACCTTTTAAAGTATTTGTCTGACCTGAAAGATCAACAAGATAAGCTGAATCAACACCAGTGATCGAACATTTCAGGGCTGCCTCGGCGGTATCGAAATTTGTTGTATTTGTATCCGTCCAATACTCGTTATTAGCACCTTGTAAAGTACATGGATTATCACCCAATGAACTGTCATAGTGACTTATATGTTCCGTATCAGGCTCTAAACACCAATACGGTTCATTACAAACCCCCCATTGACAACCACCCTTCCTGTCTCTAGCAATATCACCCGCGTGACACGAGCTTCTATCATAATCACGCTTTGTACTATCACCAGCACCTGGCAAAAAATACGCCTTGTTGAATGTGAAAGGCATCTTAAAAATTACAAATATTTTTTTCCTGAACAATTGTAGATATGTACGTAGTATTCTTAGTGGTACTATGTATTTTGATATATCTTTACACGAGACCTAAAAAGATACACATTGATGAGGAAGGTTATGTTCAAAAAGGTGTTCTCTCACACGAGGAATGTCGCAAGTTTATAGAAGTCGCAGAAGAATTTGATTTCGAGACCAAATCGGATCGAGTTGACGATAAACCCGAATATCAAATAGATATTTTAGACGGCGGTGTAAAAAATGAAAAATTGTGGGAAATGTGTAAAAAAATATACAAAACAAAGATGCCCAAAATAGACAAAAAATTGCATTACGTGTTCTTAAAGAGGTATACACCTGAGGAGCGTTCTCATATTCCACTTCATTACGACGATAATCATACAACCATGAGTTTTCTCCTATCTGACCCAAACGATTTTACGGGCGGAGAACTCTACGTCTTTCCTCTCGAAGAAACAAAAAAATTACATTCACTTGACCAGAGAATAAAGATGACAATAGAGAGAAGAAATATTCTCATCAATAACTATCCAAACCTACCCGTACTGAACTACGAGCAGGGTGATATGGCTAAATATCCGGGTGGTACACGGATGCATGGAACTTTACCAGTAACATCGGGAAAAAGATATGTTCTTACTTATTTTTTTACTTAGTGCCCTTTACAAATTTCATAATAGTGTCCAACTCCTCCTGGGTCATTTGCTTTTCACCCTCATTGTATTCAACGCGTCCCTTGGAACGCATAATCATCCATACAATTACTACAATAACAGCAATGGTGAGTATGACCTGATTGGTTTTCATCTTTTTCAAATTAAGTTTCATTTGAAATGTACGTATATTTTTTTCTCAGGTGATTGTAAAAAACCATGGGAGGTGGTGGTAGCCAGACCATTGAACAAACGTTCAATATGGATGTCTTGAACGAAAGTATCACGAATACCATCACGACAAATCAGCAGTCTCTCTCTACTGCAATGAGTAATATTCAGAAAGTGACTGTTAGAATTGGTAATATGGGACCAAAATGCGAGGCCACAATAGGTCAGAAGATTGACGCGACATCTCAATCGAGTGCGGTGATGAGTCCCACAACAATCAACGAAGCTAAAACTGTTGTAGAAAATGACCTAGCTGCATCCGCGGCTGCGGCGATGGAAAAGGTTACCGAGGCGGGTAATCTGCAGTTTGGTGATAAACAGGACATGGAACAGACTGTCAATATGGCGATTGAAAATGTCGTCGAAAATACATTCGAAACAAACAACTTGACTGAAATCATTTCCGAAATGGTCAATTTACAAGAAGGTGACTTGGAAGTGAAGAATTGTAACGGTAAACTGGATTTTTCGCAAGATGTTGTGGCCACCTTAATGGCGGAAGCTATTACAAAATCGCTCACGACAAACATCTCTAATAATGAAACCCTGAACTCACTCCACGCTGCGGTGAGTGGTGAACAGAAGACGGAGAACAAGGGTATTGCGGACATCGTCGACTCTATTGGCGAGGCTCTCGCTGGACCCCTTAAATACCTCATCATTGCATGTGTCGTATGTGTATGCGTCGTTTGCCTGGCTCTCCTCGCATTCTCTCTGTCCCCCGCTGGTCAGTCGTCGGCGACCAAATTCGCAAACGCTGGCGCCTCTCGTATGAAGGGTCACTAAAATCCATTCGTGATGATTCCATCAACACCATACCTATACATATATTCCAACTCCTTGTCCTCCTTATGTGTATACGTATATACCTTGATGTCTGCCATTCTACAGTACGTTATGAAGTCGTGGTCTAAGCATGTCCAATGAAGCACCACAGCGTCGAGACCCCTCGTTACCATGTCGTATTCACTTGGATCAAACGTTGTCTCGAAGGTCGAACCCTTATTGAATCTCTGTGGTAAGTTGTACACAATTTTTCGATTGAAGCTACAAAATGTCACACGAGCAGTTGACTCTTCCTGATAAAAGATTTCAAGTCCCCTCACGACTGAAAGGTCATTTCCCTTGATGTCTATGAATACCAATGTGTCCCTAATTTCTGGAATTTCCTCGTACACATCCCTCAACGAACATACACCCATCTCCCTGAGTTTCTGTAGTGATAACTCCCCAACGAAATAGTCCCCTATATACACATCGTGGTACAAAACCAACTCACCAGTTCCACACAATTGTACATCAATCTCGACACCATCGTATTCTCGGTGTACCGCTTCACGAATGGCTTCGATGCTGTTGTCCCTGTATGTGAGGGAGTATCCCCTATGGGCTATGCACTTCATCCTAGTTTAAAGAAATATTAATCCTTTATACCAATGATTCTCAGTATCGATGTTGGTATAAAGAATCTTGCTATGTGTCTCCTGGATGAGAAGGTTGGTAACTTGGTGAGGGAGTGGGATGTCGATGGGATACCACCCCAACACGCCGATGGTATCTATGTCTCCATGAGAGACCATCTCGACGCGAGGCCTTGGGTACTCACAGCTGACACGATTCTCATCGAAAAGCAGCCCGACCGTAACAAGAAGATGGTTTCCGTGATGCACTTCCTCTACGCCTACTTCATCATTAGGTGTCCAAAGGCTGAGACTATCCTCTACGATGCTCGTCACAAGATTCCAGATGTCGCGGGTCCAGGGAAGGCACAGTACAACAAGAGGAAGAAGGTCTCAATCGAGAGATGTGAAGCCTTTATCCGTGATGGCACCACAAATACACACTGGCTCGACAACTTTCTCAAATCCAAGAAGAAGGATGACTTGGCGGACACTGTGATGCAAGCACTCTCCTTTGTCAACAGGGTTGAGGTTCTACCAGCCTCAAAAAAGAAGAAGACAACAAAGTTGGTGGCTCGCAAACCCAATGAGAATCAGAAGAGGACGAAGTATTCAAAGTCGAACCTGGCTTGGATTTATCTGAACAAAGTTGAATGTGAAGTTCTTGAGAATAACAAAAGATTCATGAAGGATCTGAAAAGATATTATCGAGACCTAAGTGAATTGATCGGAGAACTAAAGTAGAAAAATGTCTCTCTCCATCCGTATGTCCGCCGTGAACAAGCCCCACATCGACAAGGTTATCAAGAGTAACAAGCGTCTCAAGTCTGCCTTTCACACGAGGAAGCCTAACAGGAACACCCATCGCGTGGCTCTCGACGAGCTGGACACCTTCTTGGAACTTGTGGATGAAGCCATGGATGCCATGAATGACACGAGGATTGAACTCGAAAAGACCCAAGAAAAGCTTTATGAGTTGTACGATTTTTGTGGAGAGGTACCACTTGATGAGAGTTGTGATTATTAAAGATTTGAACGGATAGATTCATATAATGCAAAAGGTTCTCGACCATGGATTCGTCAGACTCGTGGATCACATGCCTCAAAAAGATTTGGATTCGTCCATCGTCCAATCAGCCCGAGTCTCCTACGGTGACGGTACCAAAACCTCTCGCGGAGACCGTGGCCTCATTCGCTACCTCTTACGTCACTGGCACACAACCCCTTTTGAAATGGTCGACTTCAAATTTCACATCAAAATGCCAATCTACATTGCCCGACAACACCTTCGGCACCGCACCGCCAGTGTGAATGAACTCTCTGCTCGGTACTCAGTGGTTCCTAAGGAGTACTACGAACCCGATACCTACAGGGGCCAGTCTCAGGTGAATCACCAAGGTTCGGAGGGTGTAGTGGAACTCAAAGGGGACCTAGACAACAAAGTGGCTGACCAATTGAGTCACTCTTTCGATGTCTACGAGGAACTTTTGGAGAATGGCGCCTGTCGTGAACAGGCTCGTGGCACCCTTCCACAGTCGACCTATACCGAATTTTATTGGAAAATTAACCTTCACAACCTCCTCCACTACCTCCACCTCCGTATGGATGCCCACGCTCAGAAGGAGATTCGAGATTACGCGACGGCCATCTTTGACCTCGTGAAGCCCCTTGTCCCCATCACCATGGAGGCGTTCATGGATTTCAGGGTGAACGCGATGCAACTCACAGGTCCAGAGATTGAGGCGTTAGCCACTGGGAAAGAGATTGAGTCCCCGGGTGAGCGCCGCGAGTTTCAGGAGAAGTTGAAGCGCTTAAAATTAAATGTCAATACAAAGTAAATGCTTGCCATTACAAACACGATGACTGTATTCGCCGCCGAGAAGAAGAACAAGGGGTTCAAGAGGCTGAGTAAGAAGATTCAAAAAGAACGCGACGCTGATGTGGACAAGATCAAAGAGAAGTTCTCTGATATTTTCCGCGATGAACAGCAGCGCTTGAAGGGATACTTCGAGGAGCACAATCGGCTAATCAAGAAGGATGATAAGCCCAAGAAGAGTGGTAAGAAGTCTATCGACTTTTACGAAAAGTAAACCATAGGGTACACAAAACAAAAAACATCGCCAGGGGTGGATTGTCTCCAAACCTCTCAGCCAATAGAGCGCACACCACGCTGTATTGGACGAGCCTAATTTCCTGTTGTGTTTTGACCATCGAACGTTTCATAGACCCCCTCGACTTTTGAAGACCTGTGACAGCAGTATTAATTTTACCGATCGTACCAGGTATTTCTGTCGTCTTCATGAATATGTCACCAACATCCACGGATTCTATGATTTGTTGTTGAATGAGAGGTTCCAGATAGGTGAAGTAGTTGAAGTCTGGATCAAGTTTGAGACAAATACCTTCGATAGTCGAAAAGGCTTTGGCGAGGTACACGAAACTACTCGGTACGACGAATGGTTTCTCAACAGCGAGTTGTGCTGCGAGATCATCATTCACGATACCAGAACCATCCAGGGTTTCCAGGTATCCCAAAATAGTTTCAAAAAAGAGTTCGATGTCTGAAACATCTGAAGACGTTGGAACGATGACACCCAACTTGACTAAAGTGTCGACTATACCAGCAGTGTCACGCATGATTATGAAACCGAAGAGTTTTGTGAACCCATCCCTCAATTCCTCCGAAAGTGGTACGAGTAGACCAAAGTCATAAAATACAAGCTTCCCATTAGGTGAGAATCCCAAGTTACCGGGGTGTGGGTCAGCATGAAAGATACCATTATCCATAGTTTGAATAACATATGAGTTAATCAGAGCTTCACATATCTTCTTCTTGTTCACCCTCTTGTCTGTAATCTCAGTCAATTTCACTGAAGGTACATATTCCATGACAATCATCTCATCATTTGAATACTTTTTATAGACCTTAGGAACCTTTACCCAGTCAACCTCTTTCATACTTTTTCGAAACTTTATGGCGTTATCAATCTCTTGTCTGTAGTCAGCTTCTCCTAGAAGGTACTCGATAGACTCATCTAGGACTGAACCTGAACTATTCCCAGTGTCAAAACCAACTCGTTCTAAAAAGTGTACAATGTCGCGTATGGTATCAGTGTCCTCCTTCATGATATCCAGGATTCCTGGACGTTTTAATTTTACAACAACTTTTTGACCGTTCTGGAGAGTGGCCATATGGACTTGGCCGATACTCGCAGACTTAAATGGTACAGGGTCAAATTCTTTGAAAATATCATAATTTACAATGGTATCGAAATCCACGGGAGGGACGTCATCTTGTAATGATTCCAACTCTTTTGTAAATTCTGGTGGATAGAGATCCCCTCTCGTCGATGCGATTTGGCCTAATTTTACAAAGGTTGGTCCAAGTTCGAGGAGTTCCCCCTTCGTCCACCGCCCGAGTTCTGTTTTGTTTTGTACAGTGGCATTCTTCCATAGAAATTTGGTGGCAAATTTCCATGTCTGCAGCTTCCTATTACTAGGAATTCTGACAGGTGAATGTTTTGCCACGCATAGCATAATATAGGATTAGAAGTTTTTTCTTTATCTATGATATATGACCAAGCCTATCGCCAACGCTTTTGGACCCCTGACTGGCCCCGCTGAACTTTTAATCAAGTCTCAACCTGTCCTCTTTTCTCTCATCATCCTGTACCAAGGTCTCTTCTCGGGCAACGCTGTCGTCATCCCAGAGCGTCTCAAGATGTTGTTCGATAACAATGTGTTCCGTTTCATGTCCTTAATGCTCATCGCCTTCAGTGCGACCCAAGACTTCGAGTATGCTCTCCTCTCGACCCTCATTTTCGTGACGGTTCTCTACGCCCTCAAGACTCCTGAGGAGCGGAAAAAAACTGGCCTCGTATAATAGATGTGGCAGACGTTCATAATCATCTATCTCTCTTACTTGATACTGGGACCACACTGGGTCGCCAAACTTCTCGGTGGTAAAAAACTCGACATCGTCAGCAGCCCTGGTCAATTCCTCAGGCGTTCGATATTCATCTCGTATGTCGCGTTGTTATTCACTGCGTGGTTTTTGTACAAGCCCTCGATGGCATCCTTCGTGGGTGCTTTACTCATGACTGTCGCTGCAGCCATAGGGTTCTATATCAAGTACGGTACTGAACCAATCCCAATGCACCTCCTTCTCATCGGCTTCATTATGTACAGGGGTCGTGAGTACATGTCCCCAGAACTTTGGCTCACAATGGGTCTCGTCCTCTTTTACACGTTGACTCATGAAAAAATATATATCGGCTAAAAGTAGAATGAAGATTCATATCATCGGTGCGGGACCCACAGGTATGTCCCTCGCGTGGGAAATTCTAAAGTCAGGAGACCATGACGTAACACTCTACGATAGAAAACTCTCAGCAGGTGGGTCATGGTGGGAACCTGAGTTAGAGGTTCGTGACCTCCACGCCCATCGTATCGTCTTCGACCGTGCGTTCGTCAACTTTCGCTCCCTCCTCACAGAGATGAAGATTGATTGGAATGACATCTTTGTCCCAGTTGATAAATCGGAGTACGTGGAGTTTGCACTCCGCTCACTGAGTTTCAAGGATTACGGTGCGTTGGTGTCTTTAGCGACTCGTGTCTATGCACAGTCAAACAAGTACAAGGGGGTTCCCCTCAAGGAGGCTATCGGAACCCTGAGTGAGAAGGGTCAGGCACTTATCGAACACCTTCCACTCGTCGTCGACGGGGTGACGTGGGATGTCATGTCAGCCTACGAATTCGTGAAGAGCTTCGACCACACACTCATGTCTCGTGCTTACACCCAACGCGTCTCGGGTAAGGTGATGTGTGACGCCATGGAGGATGCCCTCATTGAGGCGGGTGCGAACTTTGTTTTCGGGAAGGAATTGATGGAGGTTGAGTACCTCGAGGATGGGTACAAGGCGACACTCAGTGGTGAGACCCAATTGGATGACGGGCTTCTATTCCTATGCCTAGACAACAGTCCAGCCCTCAAGTTCTTGGGGAACAATTGGGGACCCGATGCAGACAAGAAGGTTCGTGAGAGTACCTATGGTGCCATTAATATCCTCCTCGATTACGAAAACCCTGTGACACTCGGTTCGGATGTAGAGATTGCTGCCACGACCAAGTGGAATCTTCAACCAAAGGTTCTGTCCGATGGTAAAACAGTTTCATGTGTCATTTGTGACATCAACGAAGAAATTCTCTCGAAGAACCCCGATGAACTCAAGTTGGGTGTTTTGGAGCAGTTGGGTCTCGAACAACCCATGACGATGCGCGTAGGTTGGGGTGCTACATGGGAAGATGACAAGTGGGTATTCTCCCAATCTTCGGGGGTTCTCAGTCTCCATGGTCAACTCCCCTTCTTTGGTAAATGTCCTCATGTTGCCATGTGTGGTATGATGTCCCCGCGTGATACACCATACTCGAGTCTGGAGGCGGCGACGGAGGTCTCTAGACGCCTGAGTCACCAGGTGTTTGGAACGAGGGAACCACTCCGTTCCCTGGAGCTTTCCCAAATTTTGGTATTTGTTGTGGTGCTACTTATAGTTTTAATACTCATCTATCGTAACAGAAATCAATGAAGTTTAAGGCCAATGTCTATGAACCCATGTATGATTTCAACAACAAAAAGTACATACGTCTCACGATTCCCCCAAAAGCATCGGAAATCATTAGGGGTATGCACACATCAAGGATGCACTTCCTCATCAATCAAAATGTCGATGACCCCCTCGATGGTCATGTCCTCACCGTGAAAGTTCCATTCCGTTATAGGAGAGTGATGTGCGAAGTCAATGGGCGACCCGTGCAGTCTCTTATAAAGGGGGATGAAGTTGAAGTCGTGGTGGACTTCAAGGGGTTCTGGAATGTAGGAAATCACTCGGGTTTCTCTTGGATACTCTCGAGTTCCTCGGCAGGAGCCTCAGTGGGTTGATTAGGGTCGTTAGGGAGGTCAATGGTTTTGAGACCCCCCCTCTGGAAACCACGGAAAGTCTGGAGCATACCCTGGAGACGGAAAATCTCCTGGGTCATCTGCTCAATGTTCATCTCAAGCTTCTTGATGTTCTCTTCAACGTCGACGACAGGCATCTTTGTACTCATTTAAAGTTTGTACCCTTTAAATAAGTATGACCACCCTAACTAGAACTGGGTACCTAGTAAGTGAGGGTCCACTCCAAGAAATTAAAAAGGAACTTACGGTAAGAGCCCAAGTTAATGGGGACTATGGATTTCCTCCACCGCCTTTCAAAGTTTTTAGACCAACAAAGAGTGGAGTGTGTGTTCCCAGATTCTATGGAAGTGCTAAGCTTGGAGAACCCAAATACGACAAACGACCCGAACCTACACGAATTAGAGCGAAGTTTGCTGGACAACTCAGAGATGCCACACACCAAAATGAAGCTCATGCAGCAGCAATTAAAGCAGGGCATGGTATCCTTTCTCTACCATGTGGCTATGGGAAGACGACGGTATCCTTGGCTATAGCTTGTACGTTGGGGTACAGGACGATGATTGTCGTTCACAAACAGTTCCTGGCAGACCAGTGGAAGGAGAGAATTCAACAGTTCTGTCCAGGTGCCACTATCGGTATCGTTCAACAAGATAAGAAGGAGGTTAACTGCGACTTTGTCATAGCGATGCTCCAATCCCTCTCCCTTAAAGAGTACTCATTCACCGATTTTGACACTGTAGGTACTCTCATCGTGGATGAGGCGCACCATATATGCGCAAAGGTTTTCAGTCAGAGTCTCTTCAAGATGTGCCCTAAGCACATCTTCGGTCTCTCAGCAACACCTGAGAGGAAGGATGGACTCACCAAAGTGCTTCACTGGTTCATGGGACCCACCTTTTTCGCTGTAGAGAGAAAGAATCAGGAACAGGTGGAGGTGTTTCCAGTCATCTTTGAATCACCAAACTATAGGAATCCACCACCCTCTATGAGAAATGGGAAGATATCAATGCCTAACATGATTACAGAATTGGTTGAAGACCGACAGAGAAATAAGATGCTCGTCGAACTCGTGAAAAAGGCTTCAGCTGGAACGAGACAGCTCCTCGTCCTCAGTGACAGAAGGCAACACTGCGAACTTCTCCACCAATGTTTTCCCAAGACTTCGGGACTCTACATGGGTGGTATGAAAGAGGCTCAACTTCAAGAGTCTTCAAAGAAGAAAATCATCTTTGCCACCTTCAGTCAAGCCCATGAAGGCTTGGACATCCCAACACTGGATACAGTCATCCTGGCATCACCAAAGTCTGACATCACCCAAAGTATTGGAAGAATCATGAGGGAAACAAAGGGTAAGAAGAACAATCCACACATCTATGACGTCCATGACCCATGGTCCATCTTCACAGCCATGTACTATAAACGTACGAAAGTGTACAGACAGGGGGGCTTCAAAATCCATGGTAAGGTGGCTGAGGAGAAGTCCGCATTCCCCCAGGGAAAGTGCCTTTTTTTAAATCTGAACAACTATTAAATGTCTGGTGCATTGATACAACTCGTTTCCAAGGGAGTTCATGATGTGTATCTGATGGGTGATGAGGGGCATTCCTTTTTTCGTATGAAGTTTACTCGACATACAAATTTTTCCCAGACACCCAAACTTATTAAAACGATGAATGAAAATGACACATCTATAACGATACCAGTTCTCGGAGACATAATTAACGCTGTGTGGTTTCAGGGTTCCGATAAATTGATGGATATGTTTTACAAATCAACGATTGATTTGTATGTCGGTGGACAAAAAATTGATTCTCAACATTTCGATTATTACGCCGACATATGGCCAAATTATCTACCTGACACATACAGCAAATCTAGGGAACTAAACAATAAATCAAGTTCCGTAAACTCTGGATTTTTACCTCTTCAGTTCTTCTTCTGCAATCATAAGGCATTCTTACCTCTGGTAGCGCTTCAAAATCACCAAGTTGAGATAAAAATCAGTCTGGATTCTAACAGTATTGTTGGACTTTCGGAGAGTGAAAAAAAATATGAAGTCTATGGGAACTACATCTTTCTTGATAAGGATGAACGTGAAAGTATCGTCAAACGTTCAATGGATTTTGTAATCACACAGGTTCAGCGTATTGAACACCAATTGAACACTAATGATGGATATAACACAATTGATTTAAGTCAGCTTAATCACCCAGTGAAATCGTTATTTTTTGGTTTTGAATCAACTACGAGTGTATACACCGACGATTATTTCACATTTTCAGGTGTTGACCTTCATTTAAATGGTACACCTTTATTCGAAAATATGAAACCTGTTTATTTTCATACAATTCAAAATTATTACAAATCTGAATACGGTATATCAGAATACGATGTCAATAGAAACATGCTGTTCTATACACGCTATTATGCCTATCATTTCTGTATGAATGCATCACAATATAATCCATCAGGTTCCTGTAATTTCAGTCGTCTCGACAATGCAAAGATGATAATCCGTGGTGTTGATGTTGCGCCGAGTAGACAAGATGACTCTATATACGTTTATGCAGTCAATTATAACGTACTACGAATAAAGGATGGCCTGGGTGGTATACTATTCGGGAATTAAATCTACGACGAGGGAAAACCTCGAGGTACACTTAACATTTATGCCTTCATGGAGTCGGTAACGGCTAAAATTGCCACACCGACGATAAAAGCCATGACGACGTAATTCATTTCAGTTTCTTCACGACCTATTTGAGGTTTCACCTCTTCGGTCTTGGACTCTGCGACGGGCTGCTTCGGCCTGACGGGAGGTTCCAAATCCTCCAGCGGACAGTACGCTATCATTTATATACTAATCAGAGATTAATTTCCGTCTTCTTCTTTCGACGGGTTCTCTTGGTTTTGGTGGCACCCCCAACGTTCACCTCCTTGACCTCTCCACCAGTGGATTCCCCGGAGATGGAGACAATATCAGAGAGGTCGTCGTCGTCGTCAACACTCCGGGTCTCACCCATGGTGGTGTTCATGGGTGGGGGTGGGGGCATCATGATGCCGCCCATCAGGCTGGAGATGTCTAAACCCGGACCTTGCATCTCGTAGTTGCCAGTGCCACCCACAGGTCCCTCAGTGGGAGGGCCGGTGGGTGAGCGAGTCGTATTCTGCACAGCCGCCATCATATTCTTCACCAGGTCGGGGTTCTGCTTCATCACATCGTTCATATTGGGCATCACCGACTTGAACATGCTATTAGTCAGGTGGAACATCATCGCCGAACCACCCAACATCATGATGAGCTTCACCTCGGGGGCAACACTGACCTTCGAGCGGTACTTCACGTACAACTCCTCAAAGACACCATCGTAGTCATCAACATTCTCCATGACGGACTCGGACCAACCCTCCAACTGAATTTCGAAGGGATTGTATCGCTTGTTGAGGAACTCTAGGCCAGTCACACAGGCCACCAACATGCGCCGAGAGAATCGGATAGACTGCTCGACGTCTATACTGTAGGTGATGCGCTTCACCTCAGACCTCAGCTCCTCAACGTTCGAGTAGGCATTGAGTCTCTTGTTTACAGCAAACCCCTTCTTCTCCAGACGCCCAAGCTTATTAATCAGGTCCGCCTTCTCCTCATCCACAGAGGTGTACCCCTTAGAGGGCTGCTCCTCTTGAGTAGGTGACTCATCATCATCATAGAAGGTGGGTTCCTCATCCTCACCATAGTCAATCTCCTCATTCTGAGCAGGTTGAGCGGGTTCAGACTGTTTATTGGGGTTCACAAACGCATCCATCGCCTCCTGATGTTGGGAAGGAGGCGGAGGTCTAAACGCCGTTTTTGTGGGGCGTGGAACAGGTCTTGGACGCGGCGCCGAAATTTCAATCTCATCCATCAGGGCCTGTTCATTAGCATCGAGTTTCATCACAGTCGTGTTTCCACGGTCGAGTACGATTTCCTCGTCCATCTACTCTCTATATGGAAACTAAAAAAATACCTTTAACGCACTTTAAAAAAATATAAACCTATAATAAATGTTCAAGTTTAACAAGGCTGACCGTAACGCCCTCATGTCCATCACTTTTCTGTTCATGGTCATCTGTGTCCTGGCCATGACTAGTGGTCCCGCCAGTAAGTATCAGCCCAGGCCAATCAAGATTAAGACTGTCACCGAGAAGTCCCTCTTTGACCTCGAAAATAAAGTTGAGTGTACCCCCGGTTACAAGAATGGTAGCCCTTACACCAAGAGCCTGACCCCAGGTGGTCTCTGCGGCGCCCAAGGTCTCGTCTCCGATACCGCGGGTTATGAGATTGAAGATGGAATCGGCGGATCTTTAATCTGAGTTAATAGAAATGGCTCTCATCACTTCGCCAACTGAGACAATTCCTGATCTCAACTACGAATATCACACCATCACAGTGGATACGATTGGTCAAAGTAGCTCCAATGCATTCACATGTTACTTGAGTCAACCCTTAAAGAATGTTGTACAGGCGAGGCTTATCGCTGCACGTATCAACACGACTGCGAATACCCATCACTGCTACATTTCCATTGAACAGCTGGACTCTATATTCACAGACCGTGCTTCCAATGTTCATGACGGTCAAGGTTCTCTCAGTGTTCTACGTGGTTCGTTTGCCAGTCTTGTAAAAGACGAAGCTACAACCGTTACATTCAAGGATAATTATCCAGTGGTGACCCAGTATATCGACCCCATCCGTCGTATCGACCGTCTCAATGTCACCATTCGCGATGAAGATGGTCAAACCATTGAGAGTGCGGGTGTCAACGACAAAAACTTCTTAGTCATTCGTTTCGTGTGTAGAAAACCCAATTTGTAATTTTCTCCATTTAAAGTAGTATTACCATGTCTGCAGGCATTGTTCAATTGATTGCGATAGGCGCCCAGGATGAATATATCATGGGTGACCCCGAAATTTCGTTCTTCAGTTCAACATTCAAAAGGCATGCTAATTTTTCACAATCCATCGAAAAGCAAACAATCCATGGAGTGGTGAAAAACAATTCAATGTCCAGCGTTCAATTTGAACGTTCTGGAGACCTTCTTAGTTACGTGTATTTTACACTCGATGATACCACACAAGCCCTAGATGTTCAGCGATGGGATACCATCATCGATAAAGTGGAACTCTATATCGGTGGCTCCCTCGTGGATACACAGGATGCAATTTTCACAGAGAAGATTGCCATCGATACATTCGCTCAAAATGTATCTAAGAGTGCTATAGGCACACACCCAGGTGTGAGCGCACGTTCATTCTTTTACCCCCTTCGCTTCTTCTTTTGTGAGGGACCCCAGTGCGCTCTCCCCCTCGTAGCCCTAAACTACCACAACGTCGAGATTCGTATTCATTGGGCAACCGCCGCGTCTAACTACAATGTAGAATGCTTTGCGAACTATTTTTATTTGGACAATGAAGAGCGTGGAAATATTGCATCTCGCAAACATGACCTCCTCATCACCCAGGTTCAAAAGAATCTCGCCTCAAGCACTATCATACAAGACCTCACGTTCAATCACCCTGTGAAATATATAGCCTCTTCTGATACGACAACAGAGGGTGCCCTCACCTCCCCTACAAACAGGGTGAAGTTAAATATCAATGGTCTCGATGTTGCGAATTATAGATGGGGAAAACCACACTTTATAGATGTTACAAATTACTATCACACAAACTTTGTGACGTCTCCCGATTTCTTTTTGTACCCATTCTGTCTCTCGACAAGTTCTCTCCAACCCACGGGCACTCTCAATTTCAGTCGCCTCACATCAGCCAAAATCATGAGTGAGACTATGCCCATCAACGACCCAATATATGCAGTAAACTATAACATCTTACGTATCGAGAATGGTATGGCAGGTCTTTTGTATGCGAATTAAAATACCATTCTATATTAAATGGTCAAGAATATACCAACGATCGAACGGTCGACGAAAATTCGTTTCGGTAAAAATTGTACCGACGACCAGGCGGAAAATACGATTGTATTCAATGCCAGTAATGCCCATATTGATGCGTCACAATCTGGTACAATGTATATGACACCTGTACGTCGAAATGCGGATTTAACGGATCAGAACATCACAATCTTGTCGTATAATCAATTGACCAAAGAGGTGATGGATTCCGGTGCAACTGCTGATAAAGTCATTAACGTGACACTCGAAAATGCCGTCATAAATGGAAACGTCACCTCGAATACTGTGTCATTCAACGACCCAGAAACGTCGATAACAACCCTCTCCAATGTTGGTGTAGCGAATGGTGCACCCATACACACCCTTGACGTCGGAACAAAATTTTATGTCGATGAAGAAGGTTCAAACGTTCTCAGTGTTTCAGGAAACACATATATAAGTGAAAATGTTGTCATTGGTGGAGATTTGAACGTGATGGGCACTGTCACAACCATAGACACTACTAATCTTACAATTAAAGATGCTATCGTCGAACTTGGTAAGGGTAATTTGGATTCCGATATGGGTATCATAATGGATAGAACTGGAACAAATGTAACCATGGGTTACATAGAAAATGAGGAAGAATTCATAATCGCTTACACGGACAGTAATGCGAATGATTCTAATATTATCCCATCCTCAAACTCTATTAATACGCATATATACGGGAATTTAGAATTAGATTCGAATCTCTCAGTACATGGATCTTCATTTTTTGTAGATGGTTTGTTTTCGAACTTACGTGCTTCGAACAATTTCAACGTTAGTAACGTATTTAGTGTAGATGATGCGAATGCGAGTGTTGCTATAAATACATTTGCCTATAGGGGCGGGTCATTAGAGGTTTTGGGGGATTCGTATTTTGATGGAAATGTTACAGCAAATGGAGGGGTACTTCATGTAAATCAAACTGATTCTCGCGTCGGAGTTAATACAATTACACCAAATGTAGAATTGGACGTTTTAGGTAGAATAAATGCAACTGGAAGTATTGATACCGATACAGATCTTAATGTAGCCGGTGAAGCTTATATTTCTTCGAACCTCAACGCTCAATCCCATCTAAACGTTATTGGAAATGCGAACGCTCAATCAGAACTCAATGTCACTGGAAATGCTTATATTTCTTCGAACCTCAACGCTCAATCCCATCTAAACGTTACCGGAAATGCGAACGCTCAATCCCATCTAAACGTTACCGGAAATGCGAACGCTCAATCCCATCTAAACGTTACTGGAAATGTGAACGCTCAAACGGAACTCAATGTCACTGGTAATGCGTTCGTTTCTTCGAACCTTAACGCTCAATCGGAACTCAATGTCACCGGAAACGCTTTCGTTTCTTCGAACCTTAACGCTCAATCGGAACTCAATGTTACCGGGAATGCTTTCATATCCTCGAACTTGAACGCTCAATCGGAACTCAATGTTACCGGGAATGCTTTCGTTTCTTCCAACCTTAACGCTCAATCGGAACTCAATGTCACTGGGAACGCTTTCGTTTCTTCGAACGTCGTCGTCACTGGAAACACGGATGTCCAATCGGAACTCAATGTCACTGGGAATGCTTTCGTTTCTTCGAACCTTAACGCTCAATCGGAACTCAATGTCACTGGAAATGCTTTCGTTTCTTCGAACGTCATCGTCACTGGAAACACGGATGTCCAATCAGAACTCAATGTCACTGGGAACGCTTTCGTTTCTTCGAACCTTAACGCTCAATCGGAACTCAATGTCACTGGGAACGCTTTCGTTTCTTCGAACCTTAACGCTCAATCGGAACTCAATGTCACTGGAAATGCTTTCGTTTCTTCGAACCTTAACGCTCAATCGGAACTCAATGTCACTGGAAATGCTTTTGTTTCTTCCAACCTTAACGCTCAATCGGAACTCAATGTCACTGGAAATGCTTTCGTTTCTTCCAACCTTAATGCTCAATCGGAACTCAATGTCACTGGGAATGCTTTCGTTTCTTCGAATACCATCGTCTCCGGTAATGTAGATGTCCAATCGGAACTTAACGTCACTGGAAATGCCTTTGTCGATTCAAATCTCGTAGTCACAAATAATGTCCATGCCGCAACGTATTATGGTGATGGTGGTATTCTTTCCAACGTAACCCTCCAGGTAGTTTCCGATCATGGGAACACAACCTCGAATACGATTCAGTTTACAAACCCGACGACTGCTTTGACGACCGATCTCACTTCGAATGTTGAAGTCAAGTTGGATCAGCTCAATAGTGTTACTATAGATGGGCCAGTCGCCGATCACCTCCTCGTGTATGACGGTACAGACTGGGTGAACGAGTACCCGATGCACACGTATATACAAATTCGAAACGATGCCGGCGTAAACATCGGTGCCGGTGATGCTGTCTATGTGAAGGGAACACACAATTCTAATATTCTTAATGTCGGTCTCGCACAATCGAATAGCCCCGCTACCATGCCTTGTATCGGTCTCTCGAATCAGCTGTTGACATCCGGACAAACAGGTACAGCCGTCGCATACGGTAAAGCGCTCAGTGTCGTTACAGAGGATTTCGTCGCCGGTGAAACAGTCTACGTGAGTAACACTGTACCTGGTGGTTTATCCAATGTTAAACCCTACAATAATGATCTGATTCAAAACGTCGGTGTCGTGACAAAAGTGCACCAGAGTAACGGTGGCGTTTTCGTCACTGGTATCGGCCGTGCCAACGATATTCCTAATGCCCCCATCGTCCTAGATGAGACGGATATCAACTATGTCTATGTCAATAACCAAAACAATGACCTCAAAAAGATTGAACCCTCCAATTTGTTGACTCAACTCCAAACTCTCCAACAAGTGACCGATACCTCCAATACGACTTCGAATACGGTTCGATTTACAAATGCGACCACAGGTCTCGTGACAACTGGGAATGTCGAAGTGGGGTCGAATATATCCGTGGTGGGTCTCGCAGACCCCGTCAATAAATACCTCCCCATGGTTGGAACTGATGGGTTCTTCGAAAAGTCACCCATTTATTTCACACCTGATGGTACATATGTCGTGAGTGCCGCAGAGGCTGAGTTTTTGGGTAACCTCACCCTCAGTGGTAACACCACCATTCTCAATTCGGAATCCGTGACGATTTCGGATCGGATCTTCGGTGTTGCGGCGAACAATTCTGCTTCGGGTCTCGATAGTGGTTTCATGATTGAACACCAAGAAGGTAACCCATCCGAATACGCCAACGTCGCACTCATTTACCACGCAGATGAACATCGTTTCTCATTCAGTTACACACAAAATACATTCACGGATGACCACATTCTTCATTATGAGGATCAGGATCATCGTATGCTTATTGACCTCATAGGGAATGTCGAGGTCCAACATAATCTAGTGGTGAATGAGACGGTGAATGTCACTGGAACCACGAGTCTCGCGGATGATCTCATAGTGGGTGCCGCCTCCAATCTTTTCGTGGATGTGAGTACTTCGAGGGTGGGTATCAATGAGGCGACTCCGGGTGCGTCCCTCGATGTTGGTGGTGATGCCAGAATACAAGATACTACAGATTCGTCTTCAGTCACTACAGGTGCCCTTGTGGTTTCGGGTGGTCTAGGTGTAGCCTCCAACATTCATTCAACTAATGTATACGCAGGGTCTCACATCGGTGTAGGTACGGATACAGCAATCGCCCCTGTACACGTGATGGGGACTGGTGCGGGTGGTATTTTCGTAAAAAGTACCGATCAGGACAATGCTCGTGTAGCGCTCGAAGTTTCTGGCATATCAGGTGGCGACCCAATCGTCTCTTGGAACGTCCCGGGTGGTGAAGTATTTTCAATGGGTATAGACAATTCTCTGAATGATACATTCAACATCTCAAACCATGCCACAGATGTCGGAACAAATGCGAGACTCACGATAACTCCATCGGGAACCATGACACTTACAAATACAGCAACATCTCTGATAACAGCTGGAAGTGTAGGTATCGCCAATACAGCACCTATTCACGACCTAGACGTTGGTTCCAATCTGTACGTGGATGATACTGGGTCTAATGTGGTTCATGTATCCGGAAACGTTTATGCTACACAAATTCATAGTGATTACACGCATGTATCTGGAAACGTTTATGCAACTCGTTTCATCGGTGATGGCTCACTCATTACAAATATATCATCAAATCTCCACCAAATTGCCGAGAACGGTAATGTTACGTCTGAGACGCTACGATTAGAAGGTGGTACATCCCTTGTGACGACTGGAAGTGTCGGTATCGCAAACACATCACCTATTCACGACCTAGACATAGGTTCCAACCTGTACGTAGATGATACTGGGTCTAATGTGGTTCATGTATCTGGAAACGTTTATGCAACTCGTTTCATCGGCGATGGCTCACTCATTACAAATATATCATCAAATCTCCACCAAATTGCCGAGAACGGTAATGTTACGTCTGAGACGCTACGATTAGAAGGTGGTACATCCATTGTGACGACTGGAAGTGTAGGTATCGCAAACACATCACCTAGTCATGACCTGGACATAGGCTCGAACCTATACGTAGAGGATACGGGGTCTAACGTATTAACAGTCAATGGTGGCATTCTTGCCAATACATTGACAATTGGAGATGTTACAGTCACACCCGGATATTCTTTTAACCTCGAAAATATTACTTCTGTTGGTGCCACTACATCGAATACAGTTCATTTCCAAAACAACGATACATCCTTAATAACGAATTCCAATGTTGGTATAGGTACCACTTCACCTGAAACACTTCTTCACGTTAATGGGGGTGTTATTACTAATAGTGACGCGTTCACTCGCAAATTATATTCTTATAGCGAACCCACAGTGGATTATAATTTTTCAAATGTGGCATTGACATTCGCATCTAATGTATTTTCCGCAAAAATTACAGCTCAACTTGTACATGACAATGAGGAAGTTAGTACCATGGTTTTTAACGTACAGGGTGGTACAAGAGATGGTACTACATCTTCATTAAACATTGCCCCAAGTGCGGTGTCATTGTTTGGTAATACGAACAATAGACCATGGAATCCCGATGTCACGTTTACACCAACAAAAGTTATTTTAGAACCATTAGTCGAGGGTATTGCTGATTATAGTTTGGATATATTTGTAGAATATTTATCCTCCGCAGCGACAGGGAAACTTGAAACTATCAGTGTTGGTAACACTGTGGTTAAGACATTTTCATACTAAATATTCTCTTCTTCTATAATAAATGTCAATTGGTTCGCAAAATGGGCAACTAGTTTTCACAAATACTTCTAAAGTCACCTATGTCGGGACAACATCTAATGTTGTCATCGACACAGGTTTGGGTAGATTAGGTATAAATACAGACAATCCACAGTCAAATCTACATGTAAGCGGAGATGCTCGTGTAACTACGGATTTTGTGGTTGACGGGATAATATCTACAGGTGGTAATGTTGGTATAAAAACACCATCACCCCAACATGCTCTTCACGTGACCGGTGACATCTTCGCATCAGGAGAAATTACAGCTTTCTCTGATAAACGACTGAAAACGGCATTTGAAGTGATACAAAATCCACTCGATAAAATAAGCAAAGTTTCAGGGTATACATACGAAAGATTAGATGATAAGGGAATTAGACGAACAGGTGTTGTCGCACAAGAAATAAAAGAAATCTTGCCAGAGGCGGTACAGGGTACTGAGGAAACCTCATATTCTGTAGCCTATGGTAACATGGCTGGGTTATTTATAGAAGCAATTAAAGCACTCAATGAAAAAATAAAGGTTCTTGAATCTAAAATCAATTAACATCAAATTTTCTAAACTGTTCTCATCGACAAGTTTAAAAAATTTTCAACCTCGAAATTCGACAAAATTAGTAGTTGTCGTCACCGTACCCGTTGTAGTTGTTGCATTAGGTTTAATAGATGTTATATGATTCAAACTATCAACCATGATGAATGAATTTGAAGTATTATTGATTGTACGTGATGATATAGGTGTGTTTCTTGTATGTGTGTACAATAATAAAAATCCATTGTTTACCTGGTTGTATTTATATACGTAAACTTTACTATTACTTAATACAGTCAGGGTATTTTCATATAAGTCTACGTCTACTCCGAAATTTTCACCATTCGGGGCGAGACTATCCTGTAATATCTGTTGCGAGACGATATTACTTCCCTCAGACACTGGTTCTCGAATATATGCATATACGGCACCCTTTCCATTGTTATACCCGGGCGCACCAACAACATATACATTAGAATATACGGATACACTTTTACCAAATTCGTCACCTACCGTAACACCCGTAGGATATAAATCAAATTGAAAACTCCAGCTACTTGAATAGTCATATACACTCACAATACTAGAATCAGGTATACCTAATATTATAGAGTTTTCGTATTTGGATACATCCGCGTAATCGACATAAGAGGTTAACAATTGAATACTAGAATTATTATCATATAGATATAAATCTAGACCAGTTCTCATAATAAAATTGCCCAAATTAAGATCACTGCTGAATCTATATTTTCTTGTATACACATAGACAGAACCTTTACTGGAATCATCTTGGAACACACCAACGACTACGGTATCTCCATCTACATAAACACTGGCACCAAAAAGGTCACTACTAGCACCATCAGATGCTGTAATTTTTCGTTCATTCCCGAATGAAGCAGTAGCCGATGAGCGTGTATACACATAGACGGAACCCGAATCGGTTTGTCCATTATCGTCATCAGCGTAACGACCAACGACTATGGTATTTCCATTTACAGAAACACTATAACCAAAACTGCCACCACCAGCACTATCAGATGCTGTAATTTTTTGTTGATACCCAAATGAGGCACCAGCCGATGAGCGTGTATACACATAGACAGCACCTTTATAGGTATCATCATTGTGCGCACTAACGACTAGGGTATTTCCATCTACAGAAACACTATAACCAAACCAGTCACCCCCAACACCATCAAATGCTGTAATTTTTTGTTGATACCCAAATGGGTCAGTAGCGGATGAGCGTGTATACACATAGACAGCTCCTGAATCGGTTCCTAAATTATCATCTCGGTACGCGCCAGCGACTAGGGTATTTCCATCTACAGAAACAATCCATCCAAGATAGTCAGTCTCAAATGCTGTAATTTTTTGTTCATTCCCGAATGGGTCAGTAGCCGATGAGCGTGTATACACATAGACAGAACCTCTACTGGAATTATCTCGGTACGCGCCAGCGACTAGGGTATTTCCATCTACAGAAACACTGGCACCAAAATAGTCATTAGTATTACCCTCAGATGCTGTAATTTTTTGTTGATTCCCGAATGGGTCAGTAGCGGATGAGCGTGTATACACATAGACAGCACCTCTACTGGAATCAGCTCGGGCCGAACCAACGACTAGGGTATTTCCATCTACAGAAACACTGACACCAAATTGGTCATTACTAGCACCATCAGATGCTGTAATTTTTTGTTGAATCCCGAATGGGTCAGTAGCGGATGAGCGTGTATACACATAGACGGAACCTTTACTGGAATCATCAGCGTAAGCACCAACGACTAGGGTATTTCCATTTACAGAAACATTGTAACCAAAACGGTCACTACTAGCACCATCAGATGCTGTAATTTTTTGTTCATTCTCGAATGAGGAGGCAGTAGTAGAATCTAAGATATACTTGGATGTATTCAATGAAGTCGGTATTCGTTCGAATATACTCCCATTGGCGAACATCATATTTCCATTAAAACCCAACTTATTACCAAATAATGAATCGGGGTCGGTAAATTGAGAATCAAGTGTCCAATGACTTGTACTGTCATTAATTTTAAATATGGATATTCTACCAGCTCCTCCTATACACGCATATTTACCCACTAATTCAAAGACCTCGTAAGTTGTTATTATTTCCTCAGATGGTATCCATTGACTGCCATTTTTTACGTATGTACGCACCCTTGAATGATATGAATCAGACAACAACGCGATTGTTTCGTCTAAAGCTGTAATATCGCCATTTACAAAAGAACCACCTGGGTTGGTATCTTCGAGTTGCTGTTCTAGTACCCAGGTACCATTCGTGTATGAATACACATAACCATTACTTACCATTAAAGTATCATCATATAAAGCAATCGAAAGTCCAAAGTTCGTATCAGAGGGATTTGTAATTTTCTGTTGTTCTGTCCAGCTACTTCCAGATTTTTCGAAAAAGTACACAGCTTTCTGATTATTACTTGAAATCATCGCGTAATTTTCATACAATTGAACATCGTTAACAGCACCTGCTAGATTATCACTCGGCGTTAGTGTATGAGTTAGTGTAGGTGATGTAGCGTCTTCTACATCATATATATACGCCAAACCTGTATCATCTGAACCAACGAGTAAATCGCCCATATACAATGATAGCGTTACAGGTGGGGCAATAGAATTATCAATTCTACCCTTATACCAGCTCCCACTAAATTCCCCACCTAAACTGTAGATATTCATATTACTTTCAAGGTCAATGGATACAGCCGTATTTCCGTACATTGATATCTCACCTACTGGTGCATTTTCAAAAGTATGTGTTTTCCAGAATTTGTCTATTTTAGTACCAAATAGCCCTGTATCTGCATTGAAATCATATCTGTATATTACATTTTCATTTGATAACGCGACGGATATATGAGTATCACTGATAGAAACTGTAGCCTCTGTATCGTAATCATCTCTAGACAACACATTTTTAAACTGCCAAGAATTTAGATTAGAGTTTTTCTGAAATACATATGGAACACGGTCATTAACAACAACTGCGTAATTTCCGTGAGTGTATATATTACTTTTTAAATTTGTTTTTTTAGGTAAAATGAGTCTATTTTCGTGAAAGTTTGTATTTACGGTAGGTGTAATTGTTCCGTTATTTTGTATATTTAACACAGATGAATCTGCATCCATGTTTACTAGCATACCTGGTAACGGACCAATTATACCAGCTGTACCAGCTGTACCAGTTCCACCGGGTCTTGGCGCACCAGTAATAAGAGAATTAATTAACTGTTTCTGACCGTAAGTAGAAGCATATCGATTAAATTCTTGTATAGTATTTACACCAGCTCCACCATTACCACCATTTAGACCATTTCCACCAGCTGTACCAGCTGTACCAAAATCTCCACCAGCTCCACCATCTCCACCATCTCCACCATCTCCACCAGCTCCACCAGCTCCACCATATCTACCTCCAGAAGTTTGAGTTAGGAAATTGGTCACCGATGTATAGGGAAGTGCTGAGAATGGTCCACCAGCTCCACCAGCTGTACCAGCTGTACCAGCTGTACCACCTGTACCGAGTGTTTTAGGGTATATGACACCGTTGCGGTTAATTCTTTGAGCATTTCCACCAGTTCCGCCAGTTCCACCAGTTCCACCAGTTCCACCACTTCCGCCAGCTCCACCCGTGCGTGCATTTGCTACAGTATAGATGGGATTATACCTGTTTTGCCACATGTCGTAGAACCAGTAGTAACCGTATCCATTAAACCCACCAGCACCCTGTTCCCCATTTCCACCAGTTCCACCAGTTCCACCAGTTCCACCAGTTCCACCACCTCCGCCACCACTGACTATAGTTCCATTGTTATCAATAAATAATGGCTTATCCCAATTTCCTATTTGTATAGTGTTCCCTGCCCCAGTTATTGGAGTCCCCCCCTGTCCATATATATTACCGTTATTGTTAAGATTGACACGTTGCACACTACCCGGTATTTCGTCACTATTTTCTACAGTTATTGACGGTTCATCTTCATTAGACGAAAAAACTTTTACACCCTGGTCAATTATGATAGAACATGGTACATTCGATGCATTAATTGGAATTTTACCAATTTCACCCGTATCGGTAAATCTAGATTTAATTTCCGTTGTTACGTTTAAATTTTCTATGTTTTGATTTATTGGTATTTGATAGTCCTTGGCAGAAAATTTGTAGTCACCAAAATGTATAGCACCTGATGTTACCACATTTGAAGTAAATGAAGAATCTGGTACAATGGAATGAACGAGATTACCATAAGTAAGATTTGTTCCATTTTTGTAATATTCACTAAATTTAAATTTCCCTCGCTTACCCTTAAAATGGTTTCGAATTGCACTAGCCGATATATTGGTCGAAGGCAATGTATCCATATTATAATATAAAGATTTTTTGTTCTATATATATAGATGAAGATAGTCGTTGCCGGTAGAGGTACCGCTGGATGGCTGTCTGCTTTATACGCTAAAAAAGTATACCCTGAATCTAACGTAACTGTCGTATATGACGATAATGTACCTATAATTGGTGTGGGTGAAGGCACGACCCCTATATTTTTACGGTTTATGGAATTCGTGGGAATAAATTTGGAAGAATTAATACGAAACTGTGACGGAACTATAAAAAATGGAATAAAATTTACAAATTGGAAAGGGGATGGTTCACATTATTATCATGGGTTTTATAATAATGAATCCGTTACAATTGGTTGTGATGTAGACAAATGTACCTCACTTTCAGAGAGGAATAAAGTCGATACTTTCAATAACGACGATAAGGCGGTACATTTCGACGCCAAGAAGTTAGCGCAATATTTAGAGAAGGTTGGCACTTCAATGGGTATATGCATCCAAATTGGGAAAATTGAAGACGTTACTTTAGATGATGATGGATATATTTCGGAAATACACTTAGACTCTGGAGCGCGTATGAACACCGACTTTATATTTGATTGTACTGGTTTTAGTAGATTATTTGTTAATAAGATATTTAAATCTCCTTTCAAATCTTATAAAAAGTATTTACCCGTTAAAAGAGCGATGCCATTCTTTCTGAAGAGAGAAGGGGTGACACCCCCATACACAGAAGCAATAGCGATGAAACATGGGTGGATGTGGAAAATTCCAGTAGGAGAAAGAATTGGGTGCGGGTATGTATTTGATTCCGATTATGTAACAGATGAAGAGGCGTATGAAGAAATCTGTGAATTGACTGGTCAGAAACCAGAAATCCGAAAAAAGATTTCATTTGAGTCTGGTTATTTTACGAAACCATTTAATAAGAACACATTAGCAATTGGGTTATCCCATGGGTTTCTAGAACCCCTTGAAGCTACATCATTAATCATATGTGTTACAATGTTGTTGAATATGCCTGTTCTCAAAAACTACGCAAAAGTTGTAGATAGTTACAACAGATTTGCATCAGAAATAGTTGACAAGTGTATGGGTTTTGTACATTTTCATTATTTGTGCTCACGACAAGACACTGATTTCTGGAAAGAATTTAGAATAAAAAACCCAGAACCTGAGTGTATAAAAGACATTCTTCGTCAAATATATTCAGGTGATTTTAAACTTCCTTCAGGGTCAGAAGTATTCGGTATCAACAGTTTTGTCACGTGTGGATATGGCCAGGGATATATGTTTCGGGATAACATAGATCCAAGATTAAACGAATTTATAGATTTTTATAAAAGATGTATAGATGAAGAAGTAGAACATTGCAAATTTCATGACGATTTTATCCAATATTGTAAAGATTCTTCACGTGTGAAGACCGCTTCACCTCGAGTTTGATTTACACTGTTATGAAGTTTAACCGTCCACCCAAACAAGTCATCAAAATCAATCGGATTATCACATACAAATTTAACGTAATGTTCTACACATTGTTGACACGGCATCGTTCTGCCAATACTCGTATAGAAAGCTTTATATTCAGTTTCATTACTATTACCTTTCTCAAAATTTAGTGCTGTCATGTGTATAACCGCCCACAAATGATTATAATAATTTTTCATTACAAGTATTAGTTTTTATTTCTCCTGAGATCTATCGCATCTTATGCCGTAAAATTCTTATAATTAACTTATGAGAATGTTTTAATGAGGTGTGAAAATTTACAAGACCACTGGGAAACGATTCGAGATGAGATTCCTGATTTAGGTGATGATTGGGTGTCATGTTTTACACCAGGGTTTCTAAAATACCCACTGATATGGAATGGAAAGTATGTATCGAATAATTGTATAAAATGCCCAAAAACATGCGAAATTCTTACAAAAATTACAGAGGATATGGCTTATACTGTTGGTTATTCACTCATACGAGCACATTCCAAACTTTCCATACACGCCGACACAGAAAATCTTGGAGTAGGTTATTTATACACAATTAATTTATGTCTAAAATGTCCAGAAAAATGTAAATTACATCATATGATTTTAGGCACAGTTAACCACCAGGATGGAGTACTAATGAAATATGACGCCAACAAGTTACATGGTGTTGAAAATAATTCTGATGAAGACCGCTATATATTCTACGTCGAGGTTTACTCCAAATCAGAACCCTAATATAAATAAAAGTTTTATATAGCAGTATACATGTCCACGACAAATAACCATAAAATACCGGGAGACCTTGATTTAGTTGGCGCACTTAAGAAGAATGGTGTAACGATAGATTTAGATGACATTGTATTTTCCAATATAACTCAGATCGCCGTGGGAACCAGTGCGGGTCAGACCAACCAGGGACTTAACGCCATCGCTGTGGGGCAAGAAGCGGGTCAGACCAACCAGGGACTTAACGCCATCGCTGTGGGGCAAGAAGCGGGTCAGACGGACCAGGGTTTCCAGGCCATCGCCGTGGGGGAGCAAGCGGGTCAGACCAGTCAGGGTTCCTACGCCACCGCCGTGGGGTACCAAGCGGGTCAGACGGACCAGGGTTTCCAGGCCATCGCCGTGGGGGAGCAAGCGGGTCAGACCAGTCAGGGTTCCTACGCCACCGCCGTGGGGTACCAAGCGGGTCAGACCAGTCAGGGTAACACAGCCATCGCCATTGGACCCAGTGCGGGTGTCACTAATCAGGGTAGCCAGGCCGTCGCTGTGGGGGACCAAACGGCTCAGACCAGTCAGGGTGCCCAGGCCGTCGCTATTGGTTTCGGAGCGGGTTTTATCAGCCAGGGTCCCACCGCCATCGCTGTGGGAACCAATGCGGGTACAACCAGCCAGGGTTCCGCTGCCGTCGCCGTGGGAACCAGTGCGGGTCAGACCAGTCAGGGTTCCGACGCCGTCGCCGTGGGGACCAGTGCGGGTCAGGATAACCAGGGAAATTACGCCATCGCCGTGGGGGAGCGCGCGGGTCAGACCAGTCAGAGTCCCCAATCCATCGCCGTGGGAACCATGGCGGGTCAGACCAACCAGAAATTTTACGCCACCGCCGTGGGACGTTTTGCAGGTCAGGATAACCAGAAGTATGCTGCCATCGCCGTGGGGTACCTGGCGGGTCAGACGGACCAGGGTTTCCAGGCCATCGCCGTGGGAACCAGTGCGGGTCAGACCAGTCAGGGTAACACAGCCATCGCTGTGGGAACCAGTGCGGGTCAGACTAGCCAGGGTTCCCAATCCGTCGCCGTGGGACGTTTGGCGGGTCAGTGCAATCAGGGAAATTACGCCATCGCCGTGGGGTACGAAGCGGGTCAGACCAGTCAGGGTTCCGATGCCGCCGCCGTGGGGCACCTGGCGGGTCAGACCAGTCAGGGTTCCTACGCCACCGCCATAGGGTACCAAGCGGGTTCGACCAATCAGGGTTCCGCTGCCGTCGCCGTGGGGAGCCAGGCGGCTCAGACCAGTCAGGGATTTAACGCCGTCGCCGTGGGAACCAGTGCGGGTCAGACCAGTCAGGGGAGCCACTCCATCGCCGTGGGGTACCAAGCGGGTCAGACCAGTCAGGCGCGCTACGGCATCGCCGTGGGGGAGCGCGCGGGTTGGACCGGTCAGGGTTCCTACGGCATCGCCGTGGGGTGGCTGACGGGTTGGACCAACCAGGGTGCCTGGGCCCTCGCCGTGGGGACCCAAGCGGGTCAGTCCTATCAGGGAGGGGGTGCCCACGCCGTGGGATATCGGGCAGGTCAGAACAGTCAGGGTTGCCAATCCATCGCCGTGGGAACCAGTGCGGGTTGGACCAACCAGGGTTCCTGGGCCATCGCCGTGGGAACCAGTGTGGGTCAGACCAATCAGGGTTGCCAATCCATCGCCGTGGGATATCGGGCAGGTCAGACCAGTCAGGGAGTGGGTGCCCTCGCCGTGGGAACCAGTGTGGGTCAGACCAATCAGGGACTTAACGCCATCGCTGTGGGATATGAGGCAGGTCAGACCAGCCAGGGAGGGGGTGCCCTCGCCGTGGGATATCGGGCAGGTCAGACCAGTCAGGGTGCTAACTCTATCATCATCAATGCTACTGGTTCCGCATTTGACAGCACCACACCCAATAGTTTCCACGTGAAGCCTGTACGTGGTGGGAACTTCGAAGCGAGTGCATTGGCGTACACGAGCACAGGAGAGATTGTTGAAGAAACCAATATGCACTTTGATACCGCGGGCAACGTGGGCATCGGGAAGACAAACCCAGGGTATCCCCTCGATGTCGTGGGTGAAATTTATGCCTCTGGTGATATCATCGCGTTTAGTGACGAACGAAAAAAGACGGATATAGAACCCATACCCAATGCCCTTGAAAAAGTTTTACAACTTCGAGGCGTCACATTTAATAAATTAGACGATGATAACCGTAGACATGCGGGTGTCATCGCCCAGGAGGTGGAAAAGGTACTCCCAGAAGTCGTGTACACATCGGAAGATGGTACCAAGAGTGTTGCCTACGGAAACTTGGTTGGTCTCCTCATCGAAGCCATCAAGGAACTCGCGGACAAATGATCTGGCACCTTACAACTATTCATACATTTTACCAAACCTAATGTCGGGTTTGGTAAAATCTAACCTATGGGAACGGTACGGTTGGATCAGTTGGTTCCGATGACGTAATTTGGTCACGTGAATCATGGAAAAAAACCGATGATGGTATCACAGCCCATGATGTAGAACCTGGTGTTTTCCAGAGTGCCTGATATCCATCTCCACCTCCCATCTCCTCAAAACGATAAGAAAATCGATAATACCCTTGTTCGAGATACGCAGTATACTGTTCTACTCCATAAGGAACACCGTCAGCCGCAACACCATGACCACCATATGCATGCGTGACGCGAGTATAATTGATATGCATATCACTCGCATCATCAGAGTTGGTTCCGAAAGTATACGTACCCGTGGTTGCTATATATATGTATCCTATCCATATCATACCGTAATAATCAGCAGCAGCCGCAACACGTGTGTTAATATCACTAACTACAGTTGGTCCAGCTGTGCGAGTTGCACCATTAAACAAATTCGTTAAGGCTGTTTCGGTTTCCGGGTGCGCGGTTGCATTATATGAATACGTACGTCTTATCAACCCAGATGAAAATGTTAATCTAAAATCACTTATGTTCAATACTGTTTGATATGTGTTCCCGATCCGTTGCCCAAGGCGACCAATACTTATAGGGTAACCAGCAACGCCACCAACTCCCTCAGTTCCCGAATAGTAGATGGCGTTCAGGAGTGACCCACTGAGTACTCCGGTCGTGGGAACTCTGTCGTAATTGAAGTATTTTGCGGTTAGATATGCCTCTACGGATAGGTACTCGGTAGACGTCAGCTCACGATCGAATACGATGACTTCAGCACATGCCCAATCGGAAGTTTCTGATCCTGCATACGACCCATAATTAATACTCAGTTGATCAGACGCACCATTGGAATACCCCGATGATGTTCTATCGGTTCCATTTGAACGGTACATGTTTCTCTGATCTGTAGACAGAACCCACTGGTTACCATGTAAATCCGTTTGTGGGGTTACCCAACCCCCATTTGGTGAATTTCCGTGATATGCAACACCTGAACGACCACCATGAAAACCCGACAACCAATTCAACGTAGCCCCGTCAAATATACGCTTACGTGTGGGTGTACCCGAAGGTTTATAATAACGAGCTACATGGAATAGGGTATGGTTTGAGGTGGTTGTCATCACATTTGTCGGGAATGTTAAACCATCTGTAGTCCCTCCATAAAGGAATGGAAATTGTGTTTGACCACGACCCTCAATCACACGAATACGGGCAATGACGATACCGGAGCCACCGTTGCCAGCATTACCAGTTGACGCAAAATTTCCTCCACCGCCTCCACCCGTGTGATTAGCACCACTACTTCCATTGATACTCGAAGATGAACCACCCGTTCCACCACCACCAGTACCACCAGTACCACCCGTTCCACCACCACCCGCACCACCACCCGCAAAATAACCATTTACACCATAGTTAGAAAAATTGTATTGATACGTACCAGAACCCCCATTTCCACCAGTTGTTGAAGACCCATCATTACCAACTCCACCCGCACCACCACCACCTGCGGAACCACCATCATTACTGGCAACCTGGGTGGCAATGCCACCGTCATTACCAAATCCACCACTCACCGAACCAGGTTGTGTAGCTTGTCCATTTGTAGTGTGTGGGTGCCAATTGGGAGCACCACCACCTGAACCACCATTTATGTTAGTTTGATCATCTCTCGTCGAACCACCACCACCACCTAATGCAGTAAATCCAAATCCAGATGAATCACGCCCCTTTGATTGACCATTTCCTGAAGGTATTATACCACCTTGACCAACAACAATCGTTTGACTTCCGGATGTTACAGGTGTCGAACTATTATAGACTACACCACCACCACCGCCACCACCACCATTTTCATAAGTACCAAACTTATTATTACCACCCGAGCCACCCCCAGCAACTACAAGAACATCAGTACTCACGGAAGATGGCGGAAACCATGTATACGTCGTCTGTCCACTGGCTGTACTCCCTGATACTAAACTTCCAAATTCTGGAGGTACCTCGTGGGACAGTGTGTCTGCATATATTCGACCATTTAGTGCGGCATTTGCTCGGTTTCCGTCTCCATAGTGGTTATCGAAGTTCCCATAGTGGAACGCCACTATATGTTCTCCCGGGATTGGTCCTTGAACCTTTGAAGTTGAAACCCGTGGACTACCCGTAATAGAGGTCACGTGGTTCCCCTGTCCTGAAATATCCTTCCACGACGATACCGAACCACTTGTCACCTCCGCCGATAACCCAGTGTACCACCCAACAAGACCCGAGATGGTATTAGGTGAACGTGGGTCACTCATACTTTACAGGAATAAAAAAAACACTTATGTTATATGTCCAGTACATTACCTATCACGAGTGGTCTCGTTGGTTGGTATAGGGGAGAGGAATGGAACGGAACATCCTGGCCAGACCGTTCAGGTAACGGGAATAACGTAACTTCAATATATGGAAATGTAGAGTCACAGGGACGTTTCATATATGGAAGAACAAATGACTATATGGTTTTTCCATCCGCAATTTTACCATCTACGTACACACTATTTCATATAGCAAAATACAACGGACCTGCGAAAGAGAGAATATTTTGTTCAAATGATTCTGTAAATTGGTTGTCTGGTTTTCATGGTAGAAAATCGGGTGTTGCGTTTCACAACGTCAATGGCTGGGTAACCCAAAGTACCTCTACATCTTTTCCATTAAGCGACGTGCTTATTTCAACTGATCAAAAAGGACTTTACAGAGGAAACGGTACAAATTTAGTAGTTAATGCATCTGGTGTTTCTTGTAATCTAAGAATAAACGGACAATATGGCGAATGGTCAGATTGGGCAGTCTCCGAAGTCATAGTTTATAACCGGGAACTTTCTTTATCAGAAATTCAGCAAGTAGAAGCGTACCTAAATGTCAGAAATGGGGAAATTGATTCAGAATCTATTCAATCACATTTAGGTGGTTCTAACCCTATTGCTTTGAGTGAATATTACGGTACATCGGGGTATATTCCAGGAAGTGGAACTATAAGCTTAAATAACTTTAGACGTTTCGCACAAGTTCCCTTAATTGGAATCACACCTAAAAATTTACAGGTTTATTTGGATGCTGCGGACTCAAGAAGTTATCCGGGTACAGGTACGACGTGGTACGATATAAGTGGAAATGGAAGAAATGGAACATGGACCAGTGTAGACCACCAACGTAATTATTTTGAAGCAAACGGGAGGTCGTGTTCAGGTCCAGCATCGAATAGTTTTGGGATATATAATAGTTCGGGTTACACAGTGTTTATTATATTTAATCAAAACACACTCGTAAACACAGGTTCGTTTAAATTTTATAGTAGCAATAACACAAGCAATTATCGTGGTATATTTGCACACTCCACTTGGGGTAATGGCAGTGTATATTTTGACCAGGGTGGGTGTTGTGGAACTGATACAAGAATTGTAGGTAGTGGAACTCCATTACCAAATCCGACAGGTACGTGGCACAGTGTCGCTGTCGTTCGGGAAACGGGTTCAAGTACGAGGTATTTGTATATAGATGGTAGTTCAGTTGCGTCAACAACGGCTGCCGCTCTTGATATAAATCTCAATTCCACTGCTGTAAATTATGTAGGTGATACAACTAACTATGACGGAACATGGGATGCGAAGGTTAAGTGTTTTTTAGCCTATAACAGACATCTCACATCAGGTGAGATTTCAGCTCTTCATAACACTTTGATCATCTAAACTCCTCATCCAAAACTTTATACATATGGTCCCATGAATACTTTTCCCTTAGGTACTCACGAGCATTTGGGAGCTCATCTGGATTTTTGAAACAGTACTGGAGATGGTCCGCAAAATCTCTATAATCGCAAAGGGCGGTTTCTCCGTCATGGTTTTCAACTTCGCCGATGCGGATCCATAGTTTAGGTTCTACAAAATGGGCATATGAGCCCATAGTTTCCTTGAGGGCTGGGATACCCGTCACAACTTGAGGCCGGTTGAGGTACATGTGCTCCACTGGGGTCAGGCCAAAACCTTCACCTCTGGTAGTACTGATGCCGACGTCACCTGCGTTGTATATATCGTTGACTTCTTCGTCAGTTAAGTGCATCGGTTTTGGACTAATGAAGACGTGGTGAAACACCACATGCTCAGCATCTATACCTCTACGTAGACACTCAGTTCTTACGTTCATTCCAATATCGATACCATCCGCACGAAATGACATACATCCGCAATAGAGTTTGATACGAGGATTCATATTCTCACGCTGTAAAAGTTCAAGGAACGCCTTGATCGTGGTCTCCCATACTTTACGCCCGGAGTTACGATTCATATTTACCACGAGAAAATCATCCGATTTGAAACCGGTTTTCACTTTCGCTTCTTCTTTCGGGATATCAATGAAACGTTCGAAATCAATACCATGTACCATCGTACTCACCTTCTTGGGGTCGAACTTCAAATCGTCGATCATATGATCTCTCCAGCAATCGAGAAATGTCCATATGTGGTCAAAGTCATACTTTTTTATAATTTCGAAAGTGTCGACATTTTGCCAAGGGTATACAAGGTCCAGGTATACGTACTTTTTGGGGGGCATATGCTCAGGAGGAATGAGCCGCATGATATCTCTAACAACATTCATGTCGTTGTAGTGAAAGATAGCATCTGGCTTCTCTTTAATGAGACTTGGTACAATTCCCTTATCACCAAAGCCACCGATAGATTCAGGATCGAGTTCTATCGCGTCAATAAAACGAATTCTTGGATCTATAAATCGGTCACTTATTTGCTGTCCTTTATAATTCTGAAAGGCATAGTACACGACTTCAATACCAGGGATAGATGCTAAATGATTAACCAATTTATTAGCGACACGAGCGTACCCAGTTCCCTGATTACAGTGCGTACACATAAAGAAAATCCTCATCTTGTATTTATCGTACGAGTATTGTTTTTAACTTATATAATTGGCCTGGTTTCGTGTAAACTTAATTAAAAGAATGTTGATTTACAATAAACAATGGGTGTCGTTATCAACGAAACGATTACACTCTCCAATGGTCTTACTGCTACGAATCCATATGCTTCTCTGGGAGAGAATAACATTAGAGTGGAGAAGCGGGTGGATGAGGATATGAACATCGACCCAGAAATTCATGCGGAAACAGTGAAGACCACGACCAAGTACTTCCTCAGTGGTAGCTTCAACATGTGGGTGAGCCAGGCGCTACGCGCGAGTGGTTCTGAGGATATTGGTGGTTTTGATGTCACGATTGAATCCGATACACCCCTCACAGGGAACGTTTATGATCTTCTTTACAACAAACTCAAAACCATGAAGACCTGCACTGATGCGATTTAAACCATTCGTTCCAATCAACGAAGTTGATTGTCCCTTTCCTCCTCTTTCTTACAATTTGTGTCCCAGATTGTAAGTCTCCATCCCAAGTGACGAAGTCACTTGTATCTAAGCCAGGAAGAAACCTTTGGTTTCGACAGCTTAAAAATAAACTCTCTATATAATATAAAATGTCTGGTGGTATCGCCCAACTCGTCGCTGTCGGTGCTCAGGATGTGCACCTCGTCGGTCAGCCCGAAGTCAGCTTTTTCAGGTCGACGTACAAGCGTCACACGAACTTCTCCCAAACTGTCGAGCGTCAGGTCATTCAGGGCAACGTCTCGAACAACGGTATGTCCACCATCCGCTTCGAGCGCAAGGGTGACATGCTCAACTATGTCTACTTCATGCCCATCGGTGTTGATGGCAGCAACGAGCCCATCGCCAATGTCGTCACCGACTGGACCACTGTCATCTCCAAGGTGGAGCTCCTTATCGGTGGTCAGGTGATTGACGAACATGATTCCCTCTATTCGACCCTGATTGCCCCCACTCTCTCTGCGACCTCCTCCTCCAAGTCGGTTTCGGCGCAACTTTATGATGGACTCAGTGCTTCCAAGTTCTACCCCCTCCGCTTCGCCTTCTGTGAGAACTGGCAGACCGCCCTCCCCCTCATCTCCCTCCAGTACCACGATGTCGAGCTTCGCATCACTTGGGGTGCCCAGGCCGCCGCGACCAAGTGGGAGGTCTACGCCAACTACGCGTACCTCGATACCCAGGAGCGTGAACTCTTCGCTGCCACCCCCCAAAACATGCTCATCACCCAGGTGCAGAAGGCGACCGCCTCTCGCTCGAAGATTCAGGAGCTCAACTTCAACCATCCTGTGAAGTACCTGGCGGCGGCGAATGGTACCACCGTCAACATTCTGGAACCCACCAACAAACTCAAGCTTCAGATCAATGGCACTGATGTGGCCGATTTCAAGTTCGCCGACCCCAACTTCACCGACGTACCTCTCTACTACCACACGTCGAACTCCAAGAAGCCAGCCCAGAATAAGTCCCTCTTCTTCTACCCATTCTGTCTCGACTCCGGTAAGCTCCAGCCCACTGGTACCCTCAACTTCTCTCGCCTCGATTCGGCTCGCATTGTGAGCGACAAGAAGGAGAACAACGATGACATCTACGCCATCAACTACAACGTCCTCCGTATCGAGAATGGTATGGCCGGTCTTTTATATTCTAACTAATTAGTAAACAATGTTTTGGAAGATTGTCTTCCTCCTCGCCATCGTTTTTGTATTGACGTACGATCCTAACTCCAGGACACTCGAGAAGTTTGTCGGTCAGCCCATGGCTGCTCCATCGACAGAAAAATCGTGTGAACACGCGCATTACGAAGCCGTCCAATTCGCTCAGACACCTTACCAATGCCCTCCCACAGGGAAGACTAAGATGGGTGCTGTGATGTAAAATACTTAAAAAGTAAAGCCCCCACTATAGTAATGATTCCCGTAAACCGTGAAACTGTCTTGACTGCTGCCACTATCGTGTGCATTCTCGGTCTCGTGTACCTTTTTAAGGAACTCAACAAGACCAAGGAGGAGATGGGCAACTTCAAGAACTTCTCGGCTCAGGTTGTTCGTCACTTGAGTCCACCACCCCCCATGAAACCCCAGCCCGTCCCAGAGCCTGAATCTGAGCCTGAAGCTGAGCCTGAACCAGAGGAGGTAAAATCCGAGGAATAAACATATTCCCTTATTGTAACTTGCGAATGCGCAATGAAAAAGTACAAAGCAATCGCAATACCCGTGACGTTCGTTGACGATACGCCACGGTTCCTCACTGTGAGGGACTGGAGATTTAAGGATTGGATTTTTGTGACGGGTGGATGTAGGCGGAGAGAGATTTATAACCCCCTTCGATGTGCTTTGAGGGAACTTGAGGAGGAGACCAGGGGTGTGGTTGCCCTCAAGAATGGGGAGTACACCGAGTTTAAGTTTGTAGTCAATGAGAGTCCCACAGTGGAACTCGAGTACAATGTATTCATCTTTTTCGTAGACTACACGAGGTCTGAGCAGTTAACACAAATTCAGTGTTTCTATGATGAAAAGCGAAAGACGACCATCAAGAAAATCATGAATCAGCCCATCAGGAAGACCCATGACGAGAATGATTATATGAGTTACGATACCCTCGAGGAGTTTAACACACGTAAACGATGGAAGCTCATCGTGGACAATGTCCTGAACAACCCAGAATTTTACGCGTGTATAAGTTCTCCAGATAGAAAAACCTTTTCTATAAAATAATGAAGTCGAAGGCTTTCATTTTAAGACAAATCGGTGAACTCTTGGAAAAGAATCGAGGTCTCTGTGATGAGGAGATTGAGGAGTGGTACAAGGAGAATGAGGATAAGACTGTTTACGAGCTTCTCACGATAAAGAAACACTTAAGTCAATCCCAAGAATTTCAGGACGTCTCCACGATGAGATGGTTTAGAGAATAGAAGCCTTAATCAAATATGTTTAAAAAGTGGTGTGCAACCCAAGGGTTCAACAATGCATCCAAGCTATCACATGTGCTTATGGACGGAGGTAAACTCTCCGTGCCTTTTGATAGGTTGAATGAATTTTATGAAAAATATGTGGAGGCGGTGCAGTCTGGAGAGACGCTATACGTCGTGGAACAGAAGACGGAGACGTACAACTTTTTCGTCGATATCGATTACAAAGCTCCCGAGGCTCTCGGAATTGATGATATTCAAGACATCTCCAAGGTTATATGTGACACAGTCAAGGGGTATGGTGGGAAGGACTGTATCGTCTCGGTCGCCATGCCTCGAGAGAGTGGAAATCTCATCAAGACTGGTGTACACTTGAATTGGGTGGGCTTCGTTGTTGACCAGACATCGGCACTCACTCTCAGAACCCACATCCTTGTTGCACTCTCGAAGTTTAAGGGAACCATAAAGTGGGATGACATTGTGGACTCTTCTGTCTACGGAAACGCCAAACGGAAGACAAAGGGGAGTGGATTTCGTATGCCGTGGTCACATAAGATGGAAAATAAGGTGACGCATCTTCCGTATCTACCCTTGTTCAGATACACGAAGGAACCTTTTTCAACCCTCATTCGCATCAACCAGGAACCAAGTGTCGAGATTCTTAAGATGGCTGTCGTACGTACAGATGCACCACAAAATGTTGTGATTGACGGTGATACGACACGGAAAGAGGGTTCTTTTACCGAAGAGCAGACGAAGGATGAGGTTCACGATGAGATGTTGAAGAATTCCATCGAGACGTTCGTCAGGAAGCATATGGAGGGACAGGGTGATGCATACGTCACTAAAATCTTCAAACACAAAACGTTGTACCTGGTGTCAACGACGTCGAGGTATTGTGAGAATCTCAAGAGGAAACATAATTCGAATCATGTCTGGTTTATCATCAGTGGAAGACGTATCTTGCAGAAATGTTTCTGTAACTGTCCAACTCTCAAAGGTAGAAGGGATGGCTTTTGTAAAGACTTTTGTGGACGTCATCACGAACTCCCCAAGGACATCTTCGAAAAGTTGTATCCAGAGAAGGAGGAGATGAAGAAGTGTCCAGAAATCAAGAAACCCCAGGAGAAGCCGAAACCCACCACCAATGTCAGACCTCAACTCGAAGCATTCATAAATAAGTTCATGAAAGCAGACCAAAACACAGGAATCGTTACTACGACGAGTAAGAACGGAGTCATGACAGTACTCACGACATCAAACTTTTGCGAAACAATCGGTGATAGACACGATGATAAACTCATGTCTTACGTAATCAAGAAGAATCAAATTACACAGAAATGTCCTAATTGCACATGTTCTAAGGCAAGAACACATGTTTTGCCTCAGAGTATTGTAAAGCTACTTAAACAGTAGTGTACTTAAAAACTCAAAATGATTACTCGTTCAGGACGTAAGATAAAGAAACCCGAATTGTTTGTACCAACTGAGGATGTCGTAAATGATGATTATGGTGATGAAGAGCATGATACTGACTTCGATTCTGACCTCGACACCGAAGATGAGGAATATAGCTCCGAAGAGGATGAGGACGACGAGGAAGACATGGATGAGAATGGAAATCTCAAGGATTTCATCGTCGATGATGAAAGTGAGTCAGAAGATGCTTAAAAAAAACAAATTCTATATTAGAAAATGGAATCTGAAATTGGTAATCCCATTGAATACAACCCTACCCTCGACCCTTTAAATCAGGATAAGATGGAAGAAGAGCATCAAGAACAGCAGCAGCCTTACTACATGGACTACCCACCTCCACCTCCACCTCCACCCCGAGAATCGGATAAGTTTGACTTTTCCAATATTGACAAGTCTACGTGGATTATCGCATTCGCAGTATTTCTTTTAGGCTTTTTTATGGGGAAAACCATGCAGCCAGTGATACTCAGATACACTTGAGTGTGGGACAAAGGTTCCGATGTCCCCATATATAGGTTCAATTTTACCAGTCTCATCGCGGTGCATTAATGGTGAGGGGTACATTGGGTGAATAAACGCATCACGTGTATCCTCAATAAATCCGGCAGTCGTAGAAGCCTCAGGCTCGGTTACTGTTTTGTTTTTTAAGTTATATCCTGGTTTAAAAAACAAAATAAAGAAGGCACCTACCAACAGTATGGTGACGATAATTGCAAACATCCCCGTTTACTGTATACATACATTTTTTCTAAAAGTGATATTTTAGAGAAATTGGGTGTAGTGTATCGATTCATTTTTAATTTTCTCCCTCCTCTTCCTCTTCCTTCACGTCTTCAAGCTCACGCTTCTTGCGACGCTCCTCAACCTCCGCAGCAACGATAGCGTCAGCCTCTTTGACAAGCTCTTCCATGGGGGTGTCGGGCTTCTCCTTCTTGAGACGCTCAAGAACATCGGCGGGGTGAGAAATGGGTGCCTCATCGGACTTTGTATAAAACTTGGAGTTCTCATCGCCGGGACTAATCGTATTTTTAGCCATCGCCTCCTTACGCTCGTTGAACATACGAGCCGCCTGAGCCTGATTCTCCTTGTAACCAACCATAATCTCTTCGAGCTTTTCGTTGGTGTAATGAACATCCTCAATCTTCGTGGGGTCAGGTGGAATGAGAAGCCACTTGTACATGTCTACAACATAGATGTCAAAAGTGGGGTCCTCCTTCTGAAGACGCTTGGCGTGGTTCGCTGCCTCGTCACGTGTTGCGAAAGCTCCACGAATCTTGATACCAAACTTATCACTCTTCTGGGGCGCCTCAGGTCCAATGATAGAGAGACACGCAAAAACCTGCCCGGGGACGGTGGTGTAGTCAGTTTCGAGAGACATTATGACTATTTTAGTAGTTAAAACTTTAAGCCAATGTTAATGTAACATGCATCCATTTTGGGATAAGCAACCCGTACCACGAGAAGGGGTCGGTTCGGGTGAAATTGAAGACACACGTGAAACTTCTAAGAAGACTACGAAACTTCCCGAAGGTTTTGTGTGGTCATCATGCAGTCTCAAAGAAGCTTGTGCCTTCCTCAATGCACACTATGTCGGAAATGACACATTCCGCATGGGATACAATGTCGATAACCTGAAGTGGTCTGTAAATGATAGTGTGGCTATTCGCCAATGTGATACAAACGAACTCGTCGGATACATCTCAAGTGCACCAGTGACTATGCGTGTCGAGACGAAATCTGTGAACATGGTACAGATTACGTATCTGTGTGTACACAAGGCATACAGGAGTATGAATTTTGCCCCGATACTCATCACTGAAATTAAGCGTCGTGCCAACAGAAAGGGGGTATGGCAGGCGATTTACACTGCACAGACCAAGATTCCTACACCGATAACTAAAGCGCACTATTGGCACCGTTTTCTAAATGTCAGACGTTTAGTGAAGACTGGATTTCATCAAACAAATCGACTTCGTGAAAGTTACTATGAAGTGCGGGGTCCATGCAAGTGTCTGTGGAGAAAGATGACTCCAGAAGATGTACCAAAGGTGACTCGACTTCTTCAGGAATACATGTCTAAGTTCAAAGTCGCACCTATCATAGATGAGACCTATGTGAAGACATGGCTTCTTCCAATTCATTCGTACGTAAACGATACGACAGATGACTTCATTTCATTCTATGATGTACTGTATGACCGTATTGATGGTACCGATAGCGTTAGACAGGTGTACAAATTTCATATCGTGGGTGATGTCTACAACGATGCCTTCCTCCTCGCGAAGAATTTGGAATATGACGTCTTCAATACCCTTGATGTTGGGGTTGATACAGACTCTTTAGAAAAGTTGAAATTTCTTAAAGGGACTGGATTCGTGTATTACTATTTGTGGAACTGGAACCTTAGTGAACGCATCGAGCCTAAAGAAATCAATCATATCATCCCATAATGAGGATAGGTGGTACAGGAGGTGCGAACACCAATGCGAGTGGAAGACCCTTTGAGGAGTGTTTTCGACCCACTGGAACGCGTATCATCGGTGGTAAATCGTTCACGTACTTTACCCAAGATGAGTTTGTCAGGCATATGAGAGACCTCAAAGACCCACAGTGGGAACATAAGAAGAAACCCGACGGCGCTCTCGTCAGTGATGATAAGAAGACCATCTTTATCATCGAGTGTAAGCATCAGATTGTTCCAGGTTCCGTTGATGAAAAAATTCGAGGTGGACCATGCCTCCTCTATGAGTACAAGAAGCTTTACCCAACCGTTGAAAATTTCAACTTAATGTTTATTGTCAATGACTGGTGGTTTAGTAAGAAAAAATATGAAATTCCTATCGGGTTTAACGAAGAACACGGGATACCGGTATTTTTCGCGAAACATGATTCAAAATGGAAAATTCATTTAAGGAACTGGACCCTTTACCCAGCTTTCTACAGTGTCGATGAAGAGGCTATTTTTGAGTGGATGACGAAACAAGTACTTCAGTCGTCGTAGAGTCAGGTTTCTTTGAATGTATCGCACGCCTTGCTTGTAGTTCCTTAATGTTGTAATCAGAAAATGCCTCAGTCACCAAATCAACCTTCGCGTTGCTCATGACAAAGTCTGCCCCTGAGTTCTTAGTTAATTCAAATAAATCCTCATGGTCTTTCAATCCGAAGCCATCTTTCGTATATCCCACGAAAGATGTTTTCGTCTCTGGCGCATAAGGTGGGTCGAGGTACACGAAGTCACCCTTACCCACATTTTTGAATGCCTCCCTAAAGTCACATTGCCTAAACTCCACATTCCTGATGAGTTCACTCACACCAATAAGTTCGTCGAGTGTCATGAGTGTGGGTGTCGTCTTGTAATGACCATAAGGTACGTTGAATCCGTTTGGACCCTCCCTATACACACCTCTGAAACACGTCTTGTTGAGAAACACAAACATCGCTGACCGCTCGGGGGTCTCCTCCTTCTTGGTGTTAAACTTCTGACGAGTCCAGTAATAGTAATTTTCTTTGGACTGTTTCGCCTCAGATACGGTCTTCGGTGAGCGATTGACATCAGAGCCTTTACATGCATCATATTCTGTGAAGAGCTTCTTGAGGTGTTTATGTACAACCTCTGGGCTTGTTTGGATATTCTTATACAATTCGATGAGAGACCCATTGAGGTCATATGCACATACTTTGCCTGTGGCAAGACCTTGGGAGAGGATGCTCAAGAGAACACTTCCACCACCGACGAACACTTCATGATAATCCCTAATTTTTGTAGGAAATGAACCTAAGACATCACTCAAAATCTGTGATTTACCACCAACCCATTTGATAAAAGGTTTCATGTTTTGATTTCACATTAAAGTTTTAACCTCATCATCAAATATGGAAGAGATTCGAAAGAACCACAACGACGCCAAGAGAGAGTTGATACAATCCGTGACACAGAAGGGGTATCATATTCTCGACGTTGGGTGTGGTTTCGGAGGTGACCTTCAAAAATGGCACAAGTGTGGAGCGAACATAAACATGTGTGACCCAGTCCCCGAGGCACTCGAGGAGGCGCGGTCTCGAGCCAAAAACATGCACATGCGTGTCAACTTCTATGAGGGTGACATTCACAAGTGTCCAAACAGAAAGTTTGACGTCGTGTGTTTCAACTTTTCGCTTCACTACATCTTTGCCTCCAAGGAACTTTTCTTCAGTTCGATACGTGAAATCAAGAAACGTGTGAAAAATGGTGGTACCCTCATAGGTATCATACCAGATTCTGAAAAGATATTTTTCAATACACCCTATCAAGACGAGAGTGGAAACTTTTTCAAGATGCGTGACCATGGCAACGGGGGATTTGGTGAAAAGTTGTGGGTAAATCTGGTGGACACACCATACTACGCAGATGGACCCAAACCTGAACCAGTGGCGTACAAAGACCACCTGGTGACTCACCTAGAAGACCTTGGTTTTAGACTACACCTTTGGGAGGGGCTGACAGGAAATCCCATCTCAGAGTTGTATAGTAAATTTATCTTTGTTTATAACAGATGATTGTTTTGGCTTTACTCATCCTCGCCAATTTGTGGCTTCTTCAGCAGACCCAGCAACCTCGGGAACTGGTGGAAGTCAAAGAAAAGTACAGAGTTCTCAGGGAACATCTAAAGGAGACCAAGAATGAGAAGTATCGCATGTTGTACCGTTGCATCCCAATCACGGGTATGAAACGGATGGAGGGTTCGGTGGGTTCGAACACGAACAAGGGTGGTGAGATTGTCGTGTGTTTGGATGGTAACACCAATGAAATCTTCCATGTCCTTATCCATGAACTGGCACATTGCACAGTTAAGGAGTATTCACACTCTCAGGAATTTTGGGACAACTACATCGAACTTCGTAACATCTGTGTAGAGTTGGGCATCTACCAACAGATACCAGATAAGACCAAGTTCTGTGGTCAGCACATTCAGGATAAATAATCTCTGTCTACTTTAAATGAAAACACCCTTGAGTTTTTTGTTGATGGCTATCGCCTACTGGATAGCCATCTACGGTGTGACCCTCGTTCCCCAGCAGGTGGATAACTACTACGTCAACCTGATTTGGCTGACTCTCGTCATCCCTAATGTTCTTCGCCTGGTGGTCGGAAGCATCCCACGCCTGGCAGTTGACCGTCTCTTTTTCCTCTCCACGACCCTAATTGCCCTGCTCCTGACATTCGCCATCAACACGGTTTCGAAGGAGACGAAGGAGGGTATCAAGAGTTCTACTGCTGACAAAAGTAAGAAACTGAAGACGAGTTTCTTACTCATGGGGACATTCGCAGCTGGTGCGTTGATTACGTATTATGCGGGTATAGATACCTCAATCTATAGCAATATGGGTTGGGAAAGACCTGTTTAAGGCTTGACGATGTAGTCCTTTATGAAAAAGAAGACAATAGCAGCCACGGCACCAGTGGCGGCGAGACCAACCATGCTCCTACCCCCTTGTTCGTTAAGGAACTTGGGGATAGAAGTCGCCAGACGGTCTTGCACGGGCTTACTCACAGCCGCCGCCGCACACACACCCGCAACGAGAGCGACGAGCTGGTCATCGGTGAGGTTGAGAGGGTTCTTCTTGGCAGGCTCCTGCGTCTGCTGGGGAGAAGGGTACGCACCCTGGGGATGAGGAGCAGTCATCTGGGGCATCATACCCTGCATCTTAGGCTCGTCACCCATCATAGGGGGTTCCATCATGATATCGTTAATGGGAGTGGAGTCCATCGTCTCTTTACTTTGTCTCACATTTTTTTCAGGTGTAAATGACACGGATGGGTTGCTATTGAGGGGAACCATTCCCTCACCATCATCAGCCAAATTCATGGTATTCACTTGGTCTGAAGCCATTTAGTATAGTCACATGTTTTTGAATTCAATACTCAACGCGTCTTTGTAATCTTGAGGTTTGTCTTCTTGGTCGCCTTCTTGGCGTCATCCTCCTTCTGTTCCAAGTGCTTGGGGTTATACATTTTTTTGTGTAGACGCCACAAATCTGGACCACCTACCCTGAAGTTTTTCCTAATTGTCGCCTTGTACCAAAACACACAATCCTGTATCTTGTTGGACTTTACTGTATTGTCCAACACGAGACATTCATAGTTTTCTGTGCATGCATCCATCACCTTGCAGAACATATCGAAAGAGGGAAAGATGCCAAAGAAGGATTTGTACAACTTTTCTCTGTTCTGAATGATATTTTCTCTGAGTATGAAGACATAGTCGACGTTTGCACGGAGAGCTGGGGGGAGGTCCATCACATACTGCATCGTCAACATGAAGAAAATCTTCCAGTGACGACCATTCATGAAACACTGGCGAATACACGTATCCTTTAGGAACTTTGAGTCATACATACAGTCATCTAGAAGCATGAAGGCTCCACAATTATTCTTTCCCGCCCCCACCAACTTTCTCTGCCTCGCCATGACCCGCTCTATGGCGTCTCTGTCATAGTCACCGTAAATGAACAGGTCTGGAATGAAATCAGAATAAAAGTGATTTCCCTCCTCTGTACCTGACAGTACAATACCTGCTGGAAGATGTTTCTTATGAAACATGATATCCTTCACAAGTGTCGACTTACCCGTGTTACGTTTTCCGATGAACACACAAACCCTGTCGTCTGTAATCGTAGCAGGGTTGAATTTCCTCAACTGGAGATTCATTCTAATGTACTGGGTCGTTTTATTTAACAAAATTTTACTCATCTCCAATACTAAAGATGAATATGCAAACGGGATTCGGTGAATCTCAGATGGCAGAGGAGTATATCAAAAGTATGACGGACATCATGCTTCCTGTGATGGAACAGGCTATGCTACTTGCGGGTGAATATTGCAAAGCTTGTGGAAGAGAAGTGATTCTCCCAGAAGACATGGAATATGCGATGAAGTATTGTGCGATGTACACTGTGGGTCAACAGATTGGTACGATGTTCCCCGAAATTTACGAGGATGACGACGAGGAGGATGAAGATATGGAGGATGTACCCCCAGAGGATTGCCCCCCTTTCGTTGAGTACACAGGAGAAGACACCCGCTTCATTCAGATGAATGAAGCCGTTGAACGTTGGGACTCATGGGTGCCACAGAGTCCGATAGAACAGATGTTAAAAAATGCTATTAATAGTAATGAGTAGCTCTGAGCCAGAACCATGGTCATTCACAAACGATTCATTTAAAAAGTATGAGTCCGATACCAGTTCTAGTGATGATTCATCAGACGATGAACAGCTTTTCTCTAAAACAAAATCAATCAAAACCAAAAAATTCAAGAAACTTGTGGAGAAGGAGAAACTTTCATTCGAATAATTTTTTTCCCTGAGTATAGTATACCAATCACCATGTCCGCTGCTGCCATGAAAACTGTTGACCTCGTCACCCAGGAACTCAAGACCCAGACCCTCAACTCCATTGTTGGTGGTTTCTCCTTCGCGTCTGCGATGGCGTGGATGGACTTCGTCCGCTGGGCCGTCACCCAGCTTGTGAAGGTTCCCAAGAACGGTGGTACCCAGTACGCCGTCACTGCCCTCATGACCACCCTGCTCTCCATCATTGTCTACATGCTCGTTGTCCGTATCAACGGCAAGGTTAAGAAGCCCGTTCAGCCCGTCTTCGCGATTACTCGCTAAAACGCCTGGGTTTACGCTTCATGAACATCATCAGGAGTAGTCCGACGACTACTATAGCGATGATATACGTATACTCTTTCTTCCATTCATAAACATCCGAAATGTCAGGGATGCTTATGTCTGATCCTTTCTCTTCAACTTCTTCAGGTGGGTCCACTTTTAGATTTTCCAATTTATCAGTGGAACAAGTAATTTCAAACTTTAGAATATGATCTTGGTTTCTAAAATCATATGGTATCAGTCGTCCATGACTCATGTAAAAAAATTCAATCTTCAAGTCTCTGATACTTTTTTGTGAACCCGAATGAAAATGATGAACCAATGGGTCATCTGAACCGTTATACACAATACTTGTACCACCATCGAGAAGAATATGACCAGTGAAATGGGGTGTTCCGGTATACACGGTTTGATTAAATTCTTCTGAACCAGAAGTCAATTTCAAAACAAGAGATTTCACCCCTCCTGTGTTAACAAAACCAGAAGTTATGGTATCGGTAAACGTGTAATCGTTAGAACCAAAACCAAGTACTTGATGAGGAGTCGTGAAAGATGAACCTGTGTCACTGTACCCATTTAAACCTGTGTCAAATCTAAATACATTACTAGCACCAGATGCTGTAGTAAAAGTCAACGTTTGATTTGACGAATCTGAAGTGACTGTCATTCCAGATAAGGATGTTAGACCGAGTTTAGTATTAAGTGCATCTTTCAACTGTGTAATCGTGTAATTCCCTGTATCAAGTGTTATTGTGATGTTGTCAATATTAAAACTACGATTTGTATCACAGATTAAAAGTTGAGGTGTGGGAATTCGAGCAGATACGAGGCGAATTTCTTTGACATCATAAATGGAGTTTTCTAAAGTAACGACGTAATTATTCGCGTGGGGGTAAATGGTAGCATCACGCTGACTACTGTCGATAGTGAGGTTGTGAACCTTCATTAAAATATAGGCACAATATTTTAATGATTGTTTTCGTCTGGGAAGATGTATAAAATTAATGAGACAGTGAATGCGCCAAAGGGTTGTTTTGGAGCTGACGCTTCGCGATGTCCAGGGAATTCGTGTTGGGATTAGCGTTACCCTTGTACGAGTTGAACTGATGGAAAGGCTTTTGCTGGTACTGTTGTGTCCACCCACCGTTGGCAGCGTTGACGCGACCATCTATACGGCTAGTGTCACTGCGAACCGTCGTCAAGCGGCCACCCTGCTTGAGAGCGGACTCACGAACATTCATGCGACCCGCGTTACCCATACGGTTCGCCTTACCACGGCGGTCTTCGGGACGGAAACCGTACTTCATGAGTTCCTCGTTGGTCTTGGCGGTCACCTGAGCAGCGGCACTGTTCGTGTAAGCACCGTGATGACTGTGGATACCTGGAGCAGGTCGATTGATGTAGTCGTACTGAGTATCGTTACGGTCACTCTTGAAACGAGTGGGGTCTTGAGAGACAGTCTGCGCTGACACGAATCGCTTCGCACCATTGAACCCGAGACCATCCGTACGAAGGCCCGTCTCCGAACGGTTAGTGGTACGCTTCGTCTTCTCATGCTCGTTGCGAGGAACAACACCAGACATACCCTGTGCGCGACCAGGCATCGTGGGGCGCCTGGAGGGGAGATGAGCAGTCGTCTCTGGTTTGTAATGAGTCAACTCACCAACTACGGCAGACCGACCACCTGTAATATCCACAGCTGGACCCGACCGACCCGGGAGGGTCGTGAGCCTATATTCACCAACATTCACTGGGTTGACACGGAACATCTGCTGATAACCACCGACGGCAGGGGTGTCAGCGCTGACACCTAGACCTGGACCAACCAGCTGCTTCTCTACAGGAGACAAGTTGTTCATGCGCCCTGTATCATACATCCGGTTTCGCATCTGGAGAATCTCCTGACCACCGGACCGATGTTGAGTGACGACGTCAGCGAGACTTCCCACCTCTCGCTTACGTGGAACTTCAACCATGGGTTCGAAGTTGTTTGATTCATTAACTTCGTAATTCCTCAATACAGGCACCTTGGGCTCAACCTTGGGGGGTTCAGATTTTGTACTGAGGTTACGACCCGCATACACGAGACCTGCAACAGCCATAAGCGAAATGGGATCAGCCATTCTTACTTCTTGTTAACATTTTTATTAACATACCTTTGCTGAAATAGACCATTTTGGAGTTCGGCACGGGTACTCGCAGGTTCATATCGCATGGTGCGGAGAGGAACCTTACACTCCATATTGTTGAGAGGGAAGAGATTACGTTCATAGGTCTGGACGATGTTCTTGTTGAAACGGGAAGTCGACTGGGGGCGAAGTTGGTCACTCGTGTCGATGTACTGCGCAGGGGAACCCTTACCAGCCATGTATGGAGCAGTACCATAAAGCATAGTGTTGGGACGGCAGCCACCACAATTGAGACCACTGGGCTGGGGGTACACGAAAATTTCATCGGTCGCCTTTACTGGGGGAATGGCTCCCTTGTTTTGAACTCGGGAAAGCCCAGGTTGAAGCTGATACGCCATTTATTATTACATGAGAATATTTATCTACCTAACAGTTCCGCCGTGCATACCGGAACGCTTATCCCCATCTGAGCCCAGGCCCGAGAACGCCTCGAGCTGAACACCACGAGCGTTGGGGCTGCAGTAACGGGTGTCACTCTTACACATTGGACCATTCTTGGGTCCATACAACCATTCCGCAAACGCCGTCTGGTCGCCTGGGATTTTCGTCACTGGATTCGAGACAAACTGCCTATCCATACCATTCCGCAGATACTTGGGCAGAGCCGTCCGAGAACGCCCAGAGTCGTATGGTATTCTGTCACTCGTATAACTCTGAACAAAGGGTTTCACCGTTGGGTAATAGCACGCCTCCAGACGATTGGGGGCATCCGTAAAATCCGTGATGAGAACATTACCCATCGGGTTGTCCCATGTGGGCATCTGACACATAGCCCCTTCTGTGCTGATACCATAAGTCTCCTTCACCATCTTCGACTTATAAAGAACGTAGATGACACCGAGGACAGTCGCACCTAGGACAAAGACACGAGGGTCTCGGCGAATCAGGTAAATGATACAGCATACGTAAATAACAAAGCGAGACGCAGCGTTAACCCTATCCTCTGGGGTTTGTTCACTCGTCGGCCAAAACTGAGCAACCTGGTCGGCGCTAATAAGTTGCTGAGGTTCGTCAAACCAAGCCTTCATTTAGTATACATGGGGTTTATTTTTTTGGGAGGTTACCAAGCATGCCACCCATCATCTTCATGAGTGCATCCTGGTCAATCTGTCCGTCACCATTCTGCATCTTGTCCGCACAATCCTTCGCGATACCCTCAATCATCTTAAGGGTGTCATCGGGGATGGAGACGATGGTCGTACCAAGCATGTAGAGCGTCTGGAGGTACTGCCACGTCGCAGACTTGGTGTTGGCAGACATCTTCTCCCAATACCTCTTAATGTCGAGGTCTTTGAGAAAGTCAATCGTTTCAATCTCCTTAAGAAGGAACGTCTCATCCTTCGCAGAAATCTTGTCAGCGTAGGGAGAGACGCCAGTCATGAAACCGTCGACGACGAGACGAGGGTTAGTCGTCTTCAACAAATCGAACGAAGTCATCATCTTCTTGATACCTTTTTCCTCTGGAAAAGTCTTGTGCAATTCCACAAGAAATTGACCCATCATATCGTTAAACGCAGTAACGGACGCCATTTTCTTATTGTATTGGTGTAATCTTTAAGTTTTAAAAAGGTTCGCTGGAGATAGCCTCCCTCTGACCTATACCACCCGAAACTATGAAAAACACGAGAATCGCGTTGAGTGCGGCGGGTTTGGTGTATTTATTGAGTTCGAGTTTTCCCTCGTTGTTGAGATGCGCCTTGAGATGAATGTACGCCGCAGTGATGGCTCCCGCAATAAGTGCAGCATACATGGGGTCACGCAGATAGTCGGAGAGTTCCATTTAATTATAACGGGGATTTTTTGTACGCTGCTCTGGTGCATCACCGAAAAGAACATCATCATCATCTGGCTGAGGCTGAGGCTCCTCCACTCGAGGCTCCTCCATCTGAGGCTCCTCCATAGGCTCGGGTTCGGGTGCCTGTACACCTGGGACAGTCTTGAACTCGTTCTCGAGACCAGTAGGCTCTGGTTCGGGTTCCCCCATTGGCATCGGCTCCTCCATAGGCTCAGGCTCGGGCTCGGGTTCTCCCATGGGTTCATCCTCACCCTCAACCACATCTGGGTCCATCGCGTCCTGAACATCGCCATCGAGAGAGATGTCTCGAGTCTCCTGAGACATGTATGTCTGAAGAATCTGCTGGACGGGGATGAGTTCCTTCACCGTGTTCTCGATGCATAGGGAGATGCGTACCGTCAAGTTCTCATCCCTCGCGTACTCACTCTGCTCCTCATGGAAGATGTAAGGGTCTTTGTAAAGATCCTTGGCGACATTGTTGTAGCACGTCTGGATGAAAACCTCCTCCGTTGGAAGCTTGAGAGAAATCTTCTTGTTGTCAGCCTTGAGACGAACAGCCGAAAGAATCTTGGTGCAGGCAACAAATACTGCAGCGAGGAGGTCACTGAACCATGAGCACCTGTCAGTGATGTTGTCGGAGTGACGCTTGGACATCGCATTCGACCAGTTGGGAACCTCCTTGAGGAGCTTTTGGAACATGATGAGAACCTGCTTTCCCTTAGCGGTCTTTACCGCTTCACCGTAAATATCCTGAAACACTTCAATCATAGCTGGACACATGATGAGACACATCTGTCCCATGTACTCCTTCTTGGCTTCAACCAATACATTGAGGTTATCCATTTATGATTAAGAGGGGTTTATTTTGAGATGTTCCTACGCACTTCTCCTGTACTTGTTTGCAATCTTTTTGAGATTCATGAGATTGGGGAAGTCCGCTTCACTCCCCTCCTGTTCAACTTTCTGTTTCTTCTTTTTCGGGACATTCCAGGAAATGTATAAGTCATAGTCACTGATGAGACGTGCCTCGAAACCACCAAGTACAAACTGCCTTGTGACATATCTCGCAGCCTGTCCCCTGTCAAACACCGGAAACCCTATGAGAAAGGCGGGTACAGTGAGGAAAATTTGCTTGTGTCCGTACTCCACAGATTGTTTAATCTTCGAGGAAAATTGCTCATAGATTTTTTTATAAATTTCCTTCTTGATTTGTTTCCGCTTCTCGTCGATTTTCGTGACATCGTCGATGCTCAACATACTCTTTACTGAAATTTATTTTTAGCCCTATCAAACTCACTCTTGGTGGGGGCAGCAACCTCCTTGACAAGCCTGTAGTCGACAAACTCCTTACCCTCGGAACCCTCCACGAAGGGGGTCACATCACTTGGAGCCTGGATGTCCAGGGGTTGGCTGCGCAAGGACACGAGACGCGCCTTACCATTTTCAATTTCGAAGGAAGCCACGACGGAAAAGCCGAAGGAGAAGCCATCCTTCTTGATGACCATGAACATACACTCATACAGTTCCTTGTCCTTACCCTTGTAGTGCTTAATCTTGGTTGTCTCGATGATGTAGGTGCACATTCCAGTACGCTTGGAAATCTCCTTGTTGGTTTGAAGTACAAACTCCTCCATCATGTCGTTGTCAACGGCTGCCTCGACTTCACGGTAGCCTGAGAGGTCTGGTCTGGGATCATCCATCTTAACAGACGCCACTGGTTTGGTGTAGCCTGAGAGACCGAAAGCCTCGGTGAAACCTTCTGTGTTCGTCGTCAGAAGAATGACGATGACGATGAGAGCGAACACTAACAAGTAATTCATATTTACTATTATGCGTTAATTTTTTTTTAGAAAATACCCTATAGATAGTAAATGTCACTGCTGATATATAGTCCCAGATGCAAACATTCTATGGATGTCATTGAGTACGTCAATAAACACCCCCAATTGAAACAACTCGTTCACTACCACAACGTCAACACTCAGGGTATACCTCCAAACTATAGGAACAAAATCAACCGTGTCCCCACCATGCTCACAAAGAATGGTAAAGTCCTCGTAGGGAATGAAATCAAAAACTGGTTAGACTCACTTCTTCCAGCGAAGGAAGTCACACATGCAGGTCTCGGGGGGTTCGGGTGTAGCATGACTTCTCTGGATGGTGGTGGAGGGGTATCAGACATGTTCTCATTGGATGACTATGGTCGTACACTTCAACCCCCAATGACGAAGGAACTTGAAGAGAAAATCAATCGGGATGTCACCAAGGGAGTTGCGTACACAGATTTAAAGATGTAACGCACATATCTGAATAGATATGAAGCTCGTGACAATTCAGGCAGCAGCTTTTAAATCAACCTTCGAGGTTCTAAAGGACATCCTCAATGACGTGAACATCTATTTTCGCCCCGATGGAATGTATATCGTGACACTAGACACCGCACGCACATCTCTCGTAGACATTTACCTGGCGGCGGATAACTTTGAAGAGTACCAATGTGAACAAGAGGAAATCATCGCTGGTATCAACATCTCAAACACCTTCAAACTCTTGAAGACTATCACTAATAATGATGTTCTCCAAATTGAGATTAACTCGAAGGAACACATGAACATTGAGATTTCGAGTGAAGCGAAGAAGACAAACACGAAGTTTCAATTGAAGCTCTTGGACATCAATGAGAGTCGCATCGAAGTTCCTGACGTAGAGATGACCACCGTGACAACCCTCCCATCCGCCGACTTCCAGCGCCTTTGTCGTGACATGTCGAACATCGGGACAGATATCGAAATTCGACGAGTCGGTAAGGAGATTAAACTCAAATGTGAAGGCGATTTTGCGAGTCAGGAGACTTCAATCGAGTGTCCTGAGGAAAGTCCAGAAATTACAGGTCTCTACAGCCTGAAGTACATGAACATCTTCACCAAGGCTACAAGCATGTGTGCATCTATACAGGTTATTCAGGAAACGGGGAACAGGTTTTTGATTCTAAAGTACAATGTCGCCAATCTAGGTGAACTCAAGTTTTACCTGGCGACTAAGGTATCTGAAGATTAGTCGTAAAATCATCAAGGGTCGAGAGTGTCTTTTTCATACCTAGTGTGTTTGAAAGGATAATCTTTGGGAACCTGTCCTTGAGTACATCCTTCTCGTAAAATAGAAAATCCTTGAGTGGAACCTTTTGACCATGGAAATCGTTCCGAGGTCCCGAGTATCGTTTCACCTTTTCAGTAATGTCTCGCATCGGCTTATCATCATGGTCGACTATCCAGGCACTACTCAAAGGGATACTAAAGTGCATCGCAGTATCTTCGTTTTGACCAGGTTTGAAATTGATGTCATTCGAAATAGCTGTGTACCTTCTACCGTTAAAGTAGTACTTCACCCTAAGGATTATGTTTTTGACATTTTGTGGAATGATGGTATGTCGAAATTGCTTACCAGTGACGTCTACATAATACTCGCCGAGAATGCCATCCTCCCAATCTTTACTCTCTTTCAACCAAAAGTCATCTTCCACCATGTAGCTCATGTCATGGTCTATGGTGTATTCCAATTCCTCGGATACGACAGAGTAGTCTCTAGGTGTGGTGATGTACTTGTAAAAAAAGAAAATACTACTTAAAAGTTTGGTAAGCATTTCTCTATAAGACATGGAAGGAAATTTTTTAAGTAGATATAACAATAAAATTGCTGAGTGGAGGGAGTTGATAGATAAAGAACCCGAGAAAAAGAAGAAGTATGAATCTGAAATGTCTGATTACATCATCAAGTGTATGCCTTACATGACCCAATATACAGATGATGTAGGTGAGGAAACAAATACAGACAACGTCTTTAATGTCAGAGAGACTGTCGGACTCAAACGAAAGGATATATTCACAGACTATCTCATCGAAGTCGAAAAGCAGAACATCTCGAGACCACGTGAGAGAACGATGGAAACCTGTCAGACATGCCCAGATAGTAACATCATTCATATACACGATACGAGTGACCTGGTGTGTGACGGGTGTGGTGTGGTCGTTGCCGCACTCATAAGTGAAGAGTTGACATACAAGGAGGAACAAGAAACTTCTGAAAAGGTAATCAACTACTCGTACAAGAGGGAGAATCATTTTAATGAATGGCTCTCGCAATTTCAAGCACAAGAGATGACGACAATACCCCCCGAAGTCATCGAGCAACTCAGGGCGGAACTCAAGAAGATAAAAATCAAAAACCTCGAAGACATCACTCATGCCAAGGTGAGGGGTCTTCTCAAAAAGTTAAGACTCAACAAATACTATGAACATGTACCGTACATCACAAACATTCTCAGTGGTATCAAACCACCCAACATGCCACAAGAGTTGGAAGAGTATCTACGAATCATGTTCAAAGATATCCAAAAACCCTTTGATGAAAATTGCCCAACAGAGAGAAAGAACTTCCTCAGCTACTCCTATGTCCTCTATAAATTCTGCGAACTTTTGGGTGAAGATGAATATCTCCAATACTTTCCACTTCTCAAGTCTAAGGAAAAGTTATACCAACAAGACGTCATATGGAAGAAAATTTGTCACGATTTAAAATGGGAATTTATTCCGACGGTGTAAATATATGACATGCCCAAATTTCCCTGTCTGTGGTAAAACAATGAGACCTGGTCTAAAGGTGTGTACCTCATGCTTTTGGAGATTTAAGAATGAAACCCTCCAATTTAAAAACTCGGAGTGTCCAAATTGTCACACGCACCAGGAATGTGTCAAGTTTCGGAAATGCGAACACTTTTTATGTACCAACTGCTTCAGTAGACAGAGAGTATGTCTCATCTGCGAGGGTAAAAAATAAAGTCGGGATACAATAGATGAAAGTCCGAATCCCCCTCAGCAACTCTGGTATCCTCAGTGCCCATGGCTATGAGGATGTCAAGGAAAAGTCCGAACTCGCGAGGCACCGCACCCTCATGCGGGTCGTCAGGGCGGGTGAACCACCCCTAGGTCTCTTTAGGCGTATAAACGTTCTCATGATACTTTTTAAAAATAAAGACCCTAAGTTGTCCAAAATTTTTAAGAAGGATAGAGATTGGGTACGTGAAAAGTTATTATGATTTTGATTGATAGAATCGTTCGAATTCTCAAGAAGGACATCTACCTTCCCATGAAGTGTTACGCAAACAAGAGGCAACTCACGAATCCACGGGACTGCTGTAAGTGTAAGAATTTCTGCAAGAAACCCCCAAGTGGTGGTCACCCCGTATACCTGGAAATACCACCTAAGTACGAACGCAGGTACAACTACACCAAATGAACGACGAACCAGCCCTCCTCGCCCTCTATGAGTTGGAAACCAAAGTTCTCCCCCACCTGGAGACGATTAATCAAGTCGACCCAGCGGTACACCACTGTCTAGAAGAAGCTCGGACTCTACTCCAAAGGGCTCAAGATATTCTTCAAATGGCTGTCCTAGATCCGCAGACACATTATACGGAATCCCAAAGGTTCTACCACAATCTGGCTCGGATTCTTCCTCTGATGGTACTGCTTGAATCCGTCTCACCTCCACCTCCCGATCCGGGTGAGGTGGGTAATTCACCAGATACGCCGTCTTCAGACCTGTCAGACGAAGATAGTTATGAGCCTGCAACTCCGCCGCGTCATTCAGAGTTCGAATAGTCTTGAATTCTAGAACAATCTCGTTGTCAATAATGATGTCTGCCCTCAAGTTACCAATCACATGTCCCTTGAATGGAATCGTGATGACCCGTTCAGATTCATATCGAATCCCTCTCTCCCTCAGTAAAACCTCCATCGCATTGTGATATACTCTCTCACTGTATCCGGGTCCCAGTTGAGAATATATCTCTCGAGCGAATGCCTCGATGTTCATTAGATACCCATCTATTTAAATCTTTATCTAAAGTAAGATGGTCTCGGTCAAGAAGACTTCTACGAAAACGGTGGAGAAACGGAAGTCTGAAACGGTGCGTAGGCAGAATATTAACAGACGTCGTGAAGTGGAGAGACGAAGAAAGATGACTCAAATTAATGCCGCACTCGATCGTCTCTCCAAAAAATTTAGGCGTGTAAACATACCCAGGAATACGTTTAACGTAGGTACGGTGACGAGTGGGAATGATCGTTACCTATCAGTAAGATTGAGTCGTAAAACAATCAATGAACTTCAGAATGTGTATAAGAAAACCTGGGAACAGCGAGTAGAGTATGGGGGTTCGATACCGTTCACACTTTCGAATACACGTAACTATGTTAGATTCGGTACACCGACGGTGAGTACAAACCAACAATTGGCTTCTGTAACCCCTACACAAGAAGATATGACTCAGTATATCGTGTATCATACACACCCAGTTCCCGAACAGAACAGGGCACTGTTTACATATCCAAGTGAGACCGATTTCAGGACGTATATAAGCTATTACCCCGCGATACAAGCAAATATTATCCTCGAGAACCAAGGGTACTATGTCATTGATCTTATTGAAACGAATATGAATAAACCCAACCCAGATGAAGTTATCACAGAATTTAATCGTTTCTTGACTTCCAGAGAATTACGACGTGTATCAGTGAATTGGAGTAACCTTGTATACATTCAAACAACCCCTGACCAATGGAAACGAACTGTAAATGGGTACGTGGACCCCATCATGCGCAAAAAGTTTGGTATATCCATCAAGTACTACACGTGGGACCAGCTCGGTGAGATTACACTCCTAGATAAAAATGTCATCATGAATATAGGATGACCGCACATAGGTTACACATTACAAAAATCGTGGTACGAGATTTGAAATCTGTGAGTAAGTTGTCATCAAAGAATAGGTGGGAATATGGAGGTAAGGTCAAGTACGACAGGTGTATGAACTACAAAGGTCTCACCTACGTGACCTCTAAGGAGAGGGCGCGCGTCGACTCGAGTGTTCTCGAATCAGAATGGGTAGACGCACCCGTCGCCTACCACACACATCCATCATTCCTCCAGGTAATTCCCGATGAAGTTGGTCCCGCAATTTTCACGACACTCCCAAGTAATGCAGACTTTGAATCGTTCATCAAAGGGTTCCCGGATATACAGGTGAACATCATTTGTGACGCGCGTGGATACTATGTCATCGACATTTTCGATGCAGTCCGTATGGGTACAGTTCCAGTTCCAGAAGCTGTATATTCCCTCATGAAGGAAGTACGCTACGAAGATTTTCTCTTCAAACGAGGCTTCGGGGAGGACAGTTGTGAATACTTTTCTACAGATTTGCGTGAATGGAAATGGTTCATAAATGAAGAGTTGAATGGGCGTCTCAATGAACTCTATGGCATTTCTATTCACTTCTATGGATACGATGATGAGCCACCCACGGTCATCATCGACGCATGATGGAATCCTCCAACTCGTCAACCTCATACCACGCCCAATGACACGCCTCTGAAGTAGTGTCCTTTTCACATATCTTCTGTGCTTCTTCTATGGCTTCCTTGAACCGTAGACGAAGTCTCAAATTTTCCACGGGTTTTGGGCGTTGCTCCACAGCTTTTTTTTCGTAAAGGTTATTGAGTACATTTTTCCGTGTTTTAGCCAACTTGTACTTGTACAAATCACTCGAGGAATATGCAACACATCTCATTTAGTATACAAGAGTATTAAAGTTTTAAGTGTATAGTCAAACATAAGATGTCTTCCTACAACGTCGAACCCTGTAACTTCAAGTATCGTGTCTCCTCCCTCGAGAAGGTGGTCGACGGTGACACCATCGATGTCGCCATCGACCTCGGCTTCGATGTCTGCACGAAGCAGCGTGTACGTCTCCTAGGTATCGATACCCCTGAGTCTCGCACATCTGACGCAGAGGAGAAGAAGTTTGGTCTCCTCTCTAAGAAGAAGCTCAAGGAATGGTGTATGAAGGCGGTCGCATCTGAGAAGGATGATATCGAAATCGAACTCAGATGCCCCGAGGCGGATTCTAGAGGTAAGTTTGGTCGTGTCCTTGCAGAGGTTTGGGTATGTGAGGATGGTACTTGGACGAATGTCAATAAGTGGATGTGTGACGAAGGGTACGCCGTTCCCTATACGGGACAGAACAAGGCGGACGTCGAGGCGCTCCATATGGCGAACCGAGAGAAGGTTAAGGATCAGTTAGAGTAAGAATATTTGTGTACCCATAAATTACACACCCATTTTTCACCAGACTTTACAGGTCTCCCACCATGTAAAGCCTTGGACGTATCAAGCTCATAGTTGTCGAGGGTGTCGAAGAAGAGGACATCACCCTTTTCGAGTTTGAACTTCTTTTCTATTTTGGGAAACTCAGTCTCACCACCCTCATAGTCACCATTTAGAGCAAAAATGAACGTATACATCCGAGGATTCTTCTGAGTATCGAGAACATCTTGGTGCGGTGCATAGTGTCCACCAGGGGTGTATCGAAGAACTTGGAGTTTTTCGCAGTTTTGGAAGGGACGGTCTGTGTATTTTAAGCACCTCTTCATGATATTCCCGACGACGGGGTCTCTCTTGGATAACCACGCCGTCTCACTCTTACGTATGCGCTCATCAACTTTGTAATCACTTCCGATGGTGGAAGTCTGAAGGTTCTTCTCAGCCTTCTTCTTGATGTACTCACATTCCTCATCTGTTAGGAAGTTTTTCATGACCCGTGGTTCCCTGTACACTGGTATCAGGTAAAGGACGATGATGATTAGGAACAGAAGAAGTATCATCTTATTGTAGTCACACAGAAATATTTCGAGGTATCTTACTATTGTACCTATTACGTATAGTCTCAAAGACTCCATTTCCATAGTCGATAATCTTTTGGAGAAGTTCTACAATTTCGTCGTGACGGTCAGGTTCGAGGACATATTGTCGAAGGAGGTCACCACCTGTGTTTGCCATCATCTCGAATATGTTTGAAATGTCCCTCGTCTTCTCCTTAAACTTCTCCTGTCTCTGAAGAAATACCTTGAAGTCTTTCTCGGTTATATCATTCAACATATATGCTACACGAATCTGTAAATTATTTGTAGGTTCAAGGTCTATGTTCATATTTTCCCACTCGACTTGATGGATAGCCATAGAGTATTGAAGAATTTCGTTTGTGGCACCTATTTCACGCAGTTCCCTGAAGGTTGGTACACCACCACATGGTATGTCTCCATGTTCTCGGGACATCATCGTCTTCTTTTTGAACTCGATAAAGTGAGGGTTGTGTATCCGACCAGTCTCAATTTCCCCAGTACGCCAGTTGAATGCTGTGTGACATGAGATGCACCACATCTGTGCGCACCCACTCGTCTTGTGAATCACTGTACCACACTTGGGGCAGGATTTACTGTCTTTGTTCAAGAGTTTCATCGTCTCCACGACGTTGGGGTCACATTCATGCCCATCAGTGCGCTTTTCGTTGCACTCTTTACAGTAGTAGACGTCGCATAGACCACAAAACCAGTGTTCATTCAGAAATCCCTTACATTCTTCACGAGGGCATTGACGCACAAATTTCTTCTGGTCTCCATCCACCACCCTACCACTATTTCGAACATGTTCAAGTTCCCTGTAGACCCGCTCCATGTCTCGGTACAGATTCCTAATATCTGGATGGATCTGAAGAACACGGTCAAACTCATTTTCGAATGTCTTGTACTTGTGGTGAAGTTCTATCAAGCGCTCCTTCTGTACTCGAAGTGTACGACGAAGTTTTCTCATGTAGAGTATTCTCTCAACCTCGGGTTGTGTTTCGGGCATGAGCGCCTTTTCTCTCTCGAGGAGGACATCCTCTCTGTGCCGCCTGAATGTCGTGTTCCTGAAATATTTGGTACAGAAGGTGTCAACAAATTCTCGATTCCATAGGGTCTTACACCCCATGCAGTGAGGGTCTTCGAATGAGTCCACGATGTACCTCTGACAACATGACCTACAAGTGACTAAATCACAAAAGGGACATTCAACTTTTTTGTGATTTATCTTGTTGAACTTTTCACAACACACATCACAATCTTCCATTAAATTAAAGGCAGGTTATTTCTTTAACCGAAAAAAAAACTAAGAGTAAAATAAAGAAGAATGGCTCAAATTGCAATGATTGCAGGTTTGGGTATGATGTGCCTCTCCTCCAGTGTGGGGGCTGCCCTAATGATGGGTGGGGGTGAGGAAGATGGTGGAGCCGGTGGGGGTAGTGGAACAGATGACACTTACACCCCCCCAACCCCAGTCCTTCGTGACACCCCAGAGACTATGCGAAGTGCATCTACCGTTTGGTCAGGAGAAGCCATTGGTGTGGGACATGGCCGTGGTCGTCTAGATTCCGTACAGGGGTGGTCAGCCCAGAACAATACGGTGGGTGAGTGGTACCAACTTGACAATGGTGTAGTCGGTAAAATTACCGGTGTCGCCATTAAGGGGCGTGCAGCTGCGCATGACCAGTGGGTCCAGACTTTCAAAGTTCAGTCCAAGGGTGCCACTGGGACATGGACAGATGTTGACGGTGGTAAGGTATATACGGGAAATACTGACAAGGAGACACAGGTCGATGTGACTTTCGACGCCCCTGTAGATGCTAGGTACATCCGCATTTATCCCCAGACGTGGAACAACCACATGTCGATGCGTGCTGACGTCATCGCTGGTGAGACCAGGACAAACAAAACTCCCACTGTAGTTGACGTACCTTACAGTGGACACAAGTCGTCGGGTAACTGGGGTGGTGATGCCATTGGTACCAGTCATGGTGCGGGTCGCTTAGATTCGAATCGGGCGTGGTCTGCTGATGCCAACGCAGTCGGAAAATGGTATGAGTTGGACAATGGTAGTGCCACTGACATTTCGGGTGTTGTCATCAAGGGACGCCCCGATGGTCCATGGAGAAATCAGTATGTGACATCTTTCAAGGCGCAATACAAGGATACAGCAGGTTCTTGGGTGGATGTAGACGGTGGACACATTTTTGAAGGAACACAACAAGGTGATAGCCAAGCCAATGTATTCTTCAAGGCTCCTATAAACACATCGGCTATACGTATTTATCCCCAGACCTGGAAAAACCACATGTCGATGCGAGCTGGTCTCATGACTGGTGGCTCATCCACAACGGAAGGATACAGGTCTAGGCCAATTGAAAAAGAAATTCAGGGTTTCTCCTTTTATTGAAAATCTACAAATTGACTAATCATTTCACGCGCGTCTTCCCTTTCATAGACTGTCTGTGCGAAAAAGAGAGTCATGTCTGCCTGTCCATATGACAAGTATGTACCCCTATACTTCTCATATATACTTGCGAGTTCATCTAAATTTTGGTCACACCACTCCTCCACATCCTCCTTCGACATATCTCGGTGGAGACCCTGTTCAATAAAGTCGGCGACTTCGTCACTGAGGGGCATATCAGTCACCACGGTGCAATCGTCGTCGGGATGAATCATTGTTTTTTCTTGGGTTTTCGCTTTTTGGGTTCCGACTTAGCTTCTCTTTCTCTCAAAAGTCGCCTCTTTTCGGCAAGTTTGTTGTTGAACTTCTTGTTCTCCTTGGCTTTCGCCTTCATCTTCTCAGTCTCGGTGAGCATCTTCTTCGCCGACTCCGCAGCCCTCTCAGCGGCTTCACGTGTCGCCTTCTTCTCCTTCATCTTACGTACTCGTTCAGCTTCCGCATCAGCCTTCTTCTTACGCTCCTCTTCCTTCTTCTTGTCCTCCTCGGCTTTCTTACGAGCGTCCACCCTTACTGCACTCTCTTGAATTTCTCTAATTTCACTCTTTGTATTGGCTCGACCTATTTTACCCTTGTACACAGTCTTTTCGTTAAGTGTCAACTTCTTGAGACGGTTCACCGCACTCGTGGCACTCTGGCGGTTGAAAACCTTCACAGCATTGGCAACCTTCTTGACATCCTCCTGAGTCTTTGGTGCAAGATTCCTCGCCATCTTGACACGCTCTGGGCCAGAGGCACGAGATAGCGCCGTCTTCTTCGCTGCCAGTTTGACCGAGTTGACGACCCTCTTCTCCTTGTCCTTCTGAACGATAGCCCTGAACGAAGGCTTGTTAGGCTTGGGTGCGTTTGGTGGTTTGGGGGTGAGGGCAGCAGCCGAAATTTCACCGTCATTTTCAAATAGGGGGTTGGTTGGAGCCTTGTTCAACATAACCCTACGTGCCACGTTTCTACCCTTCTTACCCCTAAACGCGGCCTGAATCTTGGTGGCAGCCTCTGTGTTTCTCTTGATGGCACCCTCGATGCGTCCGCGAAGCTTGAAAGCATTTTTCATATTCTTCATCACTGCGATGTTTTTGGTGAAATTCGTCTGAGTCTTCTTCGCAAGTTCCGTAAACTCAGCACGCTTCTTGTTCATCGCAGCATTGCGATTCTTCTTACCACGGGTAGCAGCCTGAATCTTGGTAGCCGCCTCCTCCTTCTTCGCCTTTTCAATCGCACCCGCAACGAGGGACTTGGAAACATTGGACACCTCCTTATTTTCTTTCTTCTGAATTTTACCAATGGCACCCACAACGAGGGACTTGGAAGCCTTGGCAATCTTATCTTCCACCTGTTTGTTAACGGTTCGGCGAATCAGGTTCAGGTTCGCACCAGGTTTATTCGTTTGCTTGACATATCGACTCTTGTTTTCGGCTGGAATGTTTAATCCCACGATATATTTCGAAAGTTCCTTCTTTTTAGCGTTTTGTGCGAGGTTCGTCAACTGCTGTTCGAATATTCTACGTCTCTGACCCACGTTGTTCACGAGCTGCATAACCTTTTCGAGGTGACCACGCTTCTTCAGTGGTCCAATCTTGCTTCCCTGAATTTCTCTACGCAATTCAATCTTTTTGTTCAACTTCTTTTCCAAGTTTGTGAGTTCGGTATCAGTCTTCGCATTCTTGATGGCGGGATCCCACTTCCCAATGCGACCACCAAATCGACCAACTTCGTCCCTCGCCTTCTTCATAAGTTTGTTTTTAGTGGGTGCCAGGTTCAATTGATTCATAGCAGCAGAAGCATTGAAGTTATTCTCCTCCTTGGGCTTGGCTCTCTCCTCAGTCTTCTCCTTACCAGCCAGACGACCAGCACCCCTCTTACGAGCCTGATTGAAAATCGTCTTGTTCTTCGAAGTGTTCCACTTCTTCATGAACTCCGCAACATCGGCGTTCGTGAGACCCTTAATTTGCTTGAGCTTGAACTCTACACCTTCACGTACCTTCTTCTTCGTGTTTGCCTCTTCCTCGACAAGTTTAATCATCTTATTCACTTCAGCATTTATTTGGTTGTATTCCTCCGCCGTCCTGAAAGGGTTGCCAGCGCGACCTTTAAAACCTGTGATTCGTTTGTTGGTGTACTTTGAAATTTTGTTAAGAAGCTTTCTACGCTTTTCTGCAGTATTGGTTGTAGTTATGGTGGTGAGAGCGTTACTCACCAAGTTGCTCACAGCCTCTTTTCGCTGCCTGGCATTCACACCAGCTTTTTTGATAGTCTCCACAACCCCGACATTCCTTGCCACCTTCTTGAAACGGTTGAGGGGCTTCGCGACGTTTGGAACCTTCCTGTTGGGTTCGGGTTTGACCTTCTTGTTAGGTTCGGGCTTCACGACGTTGGTACGTTCTTTGTTCTTGATGTTTGCTTTACGGGTCTCTTCTTCAATCTTGCGCTCTAAATTTCTCATACGCATCGCGTTCTTTTGCGCCCGAATCTTAGCGTTTTCCTGTTCCTTGACGAGACGCCTCTGCTCCGCCTCAGCCTCCTTTCGTTCCTTCTCATTTCTCGCTTTTTGCTTCTTCGCTTCGGCATTAGCCATGTTCTGATTGAAACGTTGACGACTGAGGGTTCGACCCTCTTCGAAAATTTCATCAATGTTCTCGATAGTCTTTACACGAGCCACCAGAGCATTTGTTTGTTGAGGTGTCAGTTTGAGGTCCGCTAGGGAACGTTTCAGAGAATTCTTGGCATTTTTAAAAGCCTTTTCTCTGGACTGAATATTCGTACGTCTCTTCTGTTCCTCTAATTTCGCTGTATTCGCGAGAGCTCTCTCTTCGGCTTGGATATTCGCGCGCCTCTTCTGCTCCTCCAGTTTCAATTCACGCTGTTTTGCACGAAGCTCCTGGTTCTGGAGAGCTTTCGCCTTTTTCTCAGCCGAACGTTCCGCGTTTTGCTGTTCCTTTTCGATGCGACGCTGTTCAGCCTGAGCGAGTTTTCGTTCCTGTTCAGTTTTGGCTCTCTGAACTTTAGCCTCGGTATTCACCAGTTCCTGATCATATCTCTGTTGATCAACTACACGGGCTTTTTCGAATACAGTATTGATATTGTCAATGGTTCTGACCTGACTCAAGTACGAGGCACGCTCCGACTTGGAAAGTTTCTTAAGTGTAGCTAAATCACCTGAGAAGGCAGTCTTTGCATTCTTGATGACTCGCTCTCTCCTTGTAATTTCCGCACGTCGTTCCTCATTTTCCAGTCGAGCCGCATTCTTTTGTGCCTTGATACGAGCAGCTTCCTGCTCCTTCTCGAGACGTAACTGTTCCGCTTGAGCAGCCTTGCGTTCCTCCTCAGTCTTCGCCTTCTGAGCCTTATTTTCAGCGTTACGCACTTCTTGCTCATATCTTTTCTGATCCATAGCTCGAGCATTATCGAAAATCGTATTCAAATTGTTCGATGTCCGTACACGAGCCAAGAACATATTCACTTCCGTGGGTGTCAACTTCTTCAAAGACTTCAAATCAGTCTTGAACTTAGCCTTGACTTTCGAGAGGTCGGGTCGGTTGGGAACCACTGGACCCATGTTGTTTCGGCGGTTGGGAATGACAGGTTCGGGTTTGACGTTGTTGCGGCGGTTGGGAATGACAGGTTCGGGTTTGACGTTGTTGCGGCGGTTGGGAATGACAGGTTCGGGTTTGACGTTGTTGCGGCGGTTGGGAATGACA